TGATTAAGGAAGGTGTCTTTGAGAACTTGGAGTATCCTTGGTTTGCTCCGAAGATGCAGGTGTTTGACTCTGGAGAAGTTCAAGACATGTGCGGCGAGGACGTATCTTTCTGTCTTGATGCGAAAGAGAGGGGCTTCGAGATCTGGTGTGATCCGAAGATCCGTGTGGGTCATGAGAAGACTCGTATTCTTTGATAAAAAAATCGGCGCGTTTCGGCGCGCCCAAAATCGCGAAAACATTCTAAGGTATTCTAAATTATGGCAGTTAAATCAAAAGTTGGTCTGGTAAAAGACGGTTTCATGCCTGGCAAGCCCAAAAAGACTCGTCAAGGTGCAAGTCAACATACCAAACTTTCAGCATCTTCCCGTAATGGTAAGAAGAAGCGTTATCGTGGTCAAGGTCGGTGATAATGGAAATGTTTGATGGTAATGGAGAAGCTTCAGGACCCATAGTTGAAGCAAACCAAAGAATGGCTAATGGTTTTGCATCTATTGAAAACTTCACGTACCCTGGTCAAATATTTGAGGAATCAGGTCTTGAATCCCTTTATAATTTTACTGAAAGAATCAAGGGCAAGTACATTGCAGAAAAAATTCTAGTAGAAAATCCAAGAGCAAAGATTGCAATCTATGGTGATAGTTTTGCAGCAGTTGGTGAAAATTCACAATCAAATAGAATACCAGATCATGAAAGCAAAACTTGGATTTATTTCCTAGCAAACATTCTGGAAGTTGAGTGTCACTCTTATGGAGTATCATGCTCTGGTGAAGGTGACATTTCTCATTATGTTCATAAAACCTTAGATAGGGATGATTATGATTATGTAATTATTTTCCATACTGATCCCACAAGACCATCTCGATATTGTCCCGATGAGCATTCTTTTAAGAATTGCAAAAGGATGCTGGGTGATTTGAAAAATTATAATGCTTTGCACGTATATTGGGATGAATATCATCAGGTCTTTAATTATTCCGATGATGAGGGTAAAGAAACTTTCGTCTCAAATTATCATCTTACTAATCCAAATAATCCACCAGACTTTGTACACGAGCATTGGGTGAAGGACACTGAGGATTCCAACAAGGTCGTGAGCACAGCGTTGAACCCAGAAATTCAGGCAAAAACATGCATCGTGGTTGAACCCTCTCAAAATCCTTTAGACAACCAATATGGCATTCGCCCTTGTGGAATTAATCATATGAGTGAAAGGGGAAATCTAAGATTCGCTGTTGAGATTAGTAAAATTATCGATAAATACTTGTAACGTTTACATTTTATTACCATGGCAGCAAAAGGACCTAATCCTGCAGATGCACCTCCATCAACACCTGAAGGCACTCTGACTGCATCTTATAACGTTGCACAGAATGCAAAGGCACGTGCTAAGACTGCTAACAGAAATACAGCATCTCCACTAGCAGCAGGATGAAATGACTGAACGTGAATCTATTGTACATGATTGGATCAAACAAGTTTCCGTAAAACACGAAGAACTTGGTGGATTTGCAGTTTGCCCTTATGCTTCTGGGTCTGATACTCTAATTAAAGACACACCTATTGATGATATTGTGCCCGAATCTGGGTATGATGTCATCATTTTCATTGTCGAAGATTTTTGGAAACCAGCTAAAATAAGAAAATGGGTTGAAAAGTATAACGAACAGTATCCTTTGTACTGGTTTGTTGAAGATTTGTCTTGCGAAAACACATATATTAATGGTATCAAGACCAATAATTCCAAACTGAATATAATTTTATGTCAATCTAGAAGAAAAATAGCAAACATTCGTAAAAAATTAGCAAAAACAAAGTACTATAACTATTGGAGTGAGGAGTATTTGGAAGAAGTATTAGGTGATGACCCCAAATTGATTGAAAAAATCAAAGGAATTGACCCATATCAAGCAAAGAAAGAGTTAATTGATGAAGTTTTAGACTACGATTCGTCCAAATAGTCTTATACATATATTAAGAACTCTTTGATCACAGTAAATGGCCTTAGAAATCGAGGACATAAGAAATGATCCTGTGAAGTACAGGAAAATTTCTCGTCAATTTAAGGACATTAGTCTTTCATTTACGAGAAATCCTGTTACAAATGACATTATTGTCTTAAAAAATGAAGATGCAATCAAAAAATCTGTTGTCAATCTGGTCAGAACTAGACTTGGCGAGAGATTTTTTAATGATTTGTTAGGAACGTCTGTAAGTAATACATTATTTGAGAATGCTGGACCCGAAATATATGGTATTGAGAGTGAAATTGACGTTTTATTGAAGAATTTTGAACCAAGAGTTGCTAATGGAAAGACCAAAGTAACTCATGAAGAAGATTCTAACGATTTACTTGTGAGAATTGAGTACGATATTGTCGGAATAGATGCTCCGAGACAAGAATTAGAGTTTATTTTACAACCCACTAGAATCTAATGTCCTTCAATCAGTTTACAAACTTAGATTTTAATGATCTAAGATCTCAAATTAAAGACTATCTTAGATCCAGTACGGATTTTAGTGATTTTGACTTTGAAGGATCTAATTTTTCGGTCTTAATTGACCTGCTTGCTTATAATTCATACCTCACTGCGTTCAATACGAACATGGCAGTCAATGAGGTATTCCTTGATAGTGCGACATTGCGAGAAAATGTTGTCGCTCTTGCAAGAAATATTGGATATACACCACGATCAGTCCGTGCAGCTAAGGCTATCGTGAGTTTTTCTGTTGATATGTCCGCTTTTTCGGACGCTAGAACTGTAACTTTGAAGGCCGGACAAGTTTGTCTAGGTGCAGTTTCTAATAGTGGGTACATTTATTCTATTCCAGAGGATGTTACCACTCCAATCAACAGTCAAAGTAATGCAATATTTGATGATCTTGAGATTTATGAAGGAATTTACGTAAAAAACGTTTTTACAGTTGATGCATCGATTCCTAATCAAAGATTTATCCTTCCAAACGCAAATATTGACACGACCACAGTAAGAGTTTCTGCAAAAACTAATGTAGTTGAACAATATACACTATATTCTGATATTTTGAACGTAGATTCTTCTTCTAGACTCTTTTTATTGGAGGAAGTCTCCGATCAAAGGTATGAAGTTCGTTTTGGTGACGGTGTTTTGGGTAAAAAACCCGCTGCAGGTACGGTTATTGAAGTTACGTATATTGTAAGTAATGGAAAAGATGGAAATGGAGCTCAAAATTTCACTTTTTCTGGAATTTTAAAGGATAACAACCAAACTCCAATTACAGATAACATTTCGACTGTCTTAACAACTACTCAGGCAGAGAATGGAGACGATATTGAAGATGTTGACTCTATCAAATACTTGGCACCCCGTGTATACTCCTCACAGTTCCGTGCCGTGACCGCCAACGACTATAAAGGACTCATTCCATACATTTACACCAATATCGATTCTGTGACTGCCTACGGGGGTGAGGAGTTAGACCCACCAGAATACGGAAAAGTCTTTATTTCGATTAAACCTAGAGGTGCAACTGTTCTATCTCAACTCACAAAAGAACAAATATCGAGATCTCTTAAACAATATTCTATTGCTGGTATCAAACCCGAGTTAATTGACTTGAAATATCTTTATGTCGAAGTCGATTCGACAATTTATTACAATAAGAACCAGGTATCTGATGTTCCTTCATTAAAAACTAAAGTTCTCAACACTTTGAGCGTTTATTCTAATTCTGCAGACGTTAATAGTTTTGGTGGAAGATTCAAATATAGTAAAATTAACGCTCTGATTGATGAAACCGATTCTTCAATCACATCGAACATTACAAAAGTTAGAATGCGTAGAGATATGCAACCAGCATTCAATACGTTTGCGACTTATGAAGTCTGTTTTGGTAATAAAATTTATATTAAGAAAGATGGATACTCTATTAAGTCATCTGGATTCAAAATTCAAGGAATTAGTGATACTCTCTACATGGGAGACATATCTTTAGATAATAGCACTGGAAGAGTATTTTTCTTTAAACTTGAAAATAACATTCCAACAATTGTAAAGACAAATGCAGGTACAATTGATTATGTTAAAGGAGAGATCCTTCTTGATGTGGTAAATATAACATCAACTAGTTTAAATAATAACGTTATTGAGGTTCAGGCAGTGCCCGAGTCGAATGACGTTCTTGGATTGAAGGATTTATATCTCCAAATTGACGTTGGCAATTCTGTGGTAAATACTATAGAAGATATTATCACTTCTGGTGAAAATACCTCGGCAACATTATTTGTTCCAACTTCTAGTTACCTAAACGGACAGTTTACAAGATAAAATGGCAAAAGAGAACAGAGTCAACGTTAGTGAAGTATTAGAATCTCAGATTCCAGAGTTCTTACTTCAGGATGCCCCAACTTTTACAAGTTTTCTCAAAGAATATTATAGATCTCTAGAAACTAGGGGTGGTGCGACTGATCTTGCCACAAATTTGAAAGAATATAAAAATATTGAAGCTTTTTATATTGATAATTTAATTCCTTATACGGCATTAACTGCAGACGCTAATATTATTGACGATACCATCAATGTATTAAGCACTCGTGGTTGGCCAGATAAAAATGGTCTCTTAAAAATTGATGATGAGATCATTCACTATAAAACAAAGACTTCTACAACATTTGAAGGTTGCACTAGAGGATTTAGTGGAATTAATGAGATTGAAAAACCTGCAGATAGAGCATTTTTAAGTTTTTCTTTAACAGAGTCTGATGATCATACCGCAGGCTCTCTGGTAGTCAATTTAAGTAATTTATTTTTAAGAGAATTTTTCACAAAGTTCAAAGCAGAGTTTCTTCCTGGTTTTGAAAATAGAGAATTCTACCCTGGACTTGATATTCAAAATATTTTAACCAGGGCAAAAGATTTTTATAGATCAAAAGGAACAGATACTTCATATAAAATCCTATTCAAGGTTTTGTATGGGTCTGATATTGAAGTAGTCAAACCTCAAGATTATATGCTTGTTCCTTCAAGCAATAATTACTTTGTTACAAAAAATCTTTTACTTGAAAAGGTCTCTGGAGCAAATCCTCTTTTAATTAAGGGTTCCGATCTTTATCAAAACCTTTCGGGTATTGGGACTGTAACAAGTGCAATTTATAATGTAGAATATAGACCTATTGACGACAAAGAGTTTTATGAAATTTCTCTAGACTCTGAAAATTTCAATAATTTATTCCAAGTAACTGGAAAAACAAGATTACTTGAAAATGTTCAACCAGGATCAACTACAATGTTAGTGGATTCTACCATTGGATTTTCTCAATCTGGAAATGTTTTTATAAAACCAGAAGGATATACAGAATATATTAAAATTACTTATACTGATAAAACAACTAATCAATTTTTAGGTTGTTCTGGTATAACAGAAGAATTAGAATTTGGATTGTCCGTAGTAGAGGATAAATTCGCATTCAGTTATGTTGGATTTGGTCAAACTTCAAGAGTTGATTTTTTAATTTCAAATATAGTAGATACTGTTGATTTTAGCAAAACATCTAATCTGAAAGTAGATGATAAAGTTACTTTATCTGGTTTTGGTAAAGATCTCAGAGATGTTAGTGAATTTAATGGTTGGGTTTACAATGTTCCCACAAATCATACTATCGACAAAGTTGGACAGGTAGATACTAACAAGTATTTGGTAAATTTAATTGATCGTATTGATTTTTATCTGGGACAAAAAGTTAATTTAGTAAACAAAATTAACCAAGTTTGTGAAGGAACTATTGTTGATATTAACTATGATACTGGTGATGATAGAAGAAAATATAGTCGCGAAGTTGTTGTTCAGGTTCTAAGTCAAACATATGATCCTGTACAATCCATTGCTTTGAGTAAAACATTACTCAAAGGAAAACACTATAGCAATTACTTCCAGGATATTGGAAATATTCCAACTGGTGTACAAAATACTTATGTAGATGGAAATGACGATTTTTTCTATGTAACTTCTTCTGGTTTACCAAACTATGAGGTATTTGCCGATGACACCGCGAAGGAAATTTCCCTAACAGGTATCACAACCTCTGAAGTATTGACTTCCGTAAATCACAAGTTTTATGATGGAGAAAGTGTTTACATGATGCCGAACGATTCCGTCGTTTCTGGTATTGATACTGGATATTACTACGTTGAATCATTAACAAAAGATACTTTGTCTCTTGCATACAGTAAGGCAGATCTTTTTGGTAAAAAGTTTATAAAGTTAAATCCAGTAGGTGGAATTGGAACAGTTTATAGAAATTCTTACGAAAACAAGACTGTAAAGAATCAAAAAATTCTAAAGAAATTTAATCTAAAGAGATCTAAAACTTTCTTTGATGATAAAAATCGTAGATCTACTTCTAATAGACAAGTTGGAATTTTAGCGAATGGAGTTGAGATTTTATCTCCAACTTTATTTGATGAAAATGTTTATTATGGTAGATTAGATTCAATTGAAGTTACAAATCAAGGTGAAGACTATGATGTAATCAATCCACCAGAATTAGACATACTAGACAGCCAAGGTTCTGGATGTAAAGCTCATGTAAATTTAAGTGGTGCGGTAAAAGAAGTAAAGGTAATTAGATCTGGAATTGGATACAGTAAAAAACCAGAAATTAAGATTACTGGAGGAAATGGATCTGGGTGTGTACTTGAAAGTAACTTAGTAAAGACAAGGGTAGTACTGCAATTTAAACCAACTCAACCTGGAATTGATATTGGTGCAAATACTATCAATCTCTCTGTAAATCACAATTTCCAAATCGGCGAAGAAGTTATTTACAATAATAATAAAAACAATAACGTCGGTGGATTAGTTGGCGATTCACATTATTACGTTTCTATTGTAGATAACACTACTGTTAAATTACATAGTTCTTCACTAGATGCTATTTCTGGTATCAATACAGTGAATATTACTGGAATTAGTTCTGGATTCCATGCTCTGGAAACTCTAACTGTAAAAAATACTATAAGTACAATTTATGTAAAAGAAGCTGGAGAGGGATATTCCAATAGAGCAGTAACCGTTCCTTCAGTAATTAGTTACGGACAAAAAGCTGGAATCAACACATATGATTCTTTTGTTTTGGCGAGAGGACATGGGTTCTCTGATGGTGAGATCGTTACTTATTCTACCACCGATACTGTTATTGCTGGATTAGATACTACTTCAAAGTATTTTGTCCATGTATTAGATCCAGATAGATTTAGAGTTGTTTCCGCAGGTATTAATACAGTAAATGATGAAAACCTTAAACTTAACAAATATGTCAAGTTTGTTGATGCGGGGATCGGAACACATACTTTTGCATATCCGCCGATTAAAATAGAAATTAATGCAACAAATGAATCTGGGGACATTGATATTGTACCACCTGTTCTAGAACCAAAAGTTCTTGGATTTATTGAAGACGTTTATATTGAAGATGGTGGAGTTTCTTATGGTTGTACTAGTCAGTTTAACTATCACAGAAGACCAATTGTCCAACCCAAAGCAATAACTTCAAAAGCACTTATTGCTCCAATTATTGTTGATGGGTCGATTGTAGATGTAAAAATTATCAATAAAGGAAATGGATACAGACTAGATTCAGATATTCTTGTTGAAGGTGATGGATCTTTTGCTGAACTAGTTCCCACAATTGAAAATGGTAGAATTACAGCAGTAACAGTGATCAACGGTGGTGCTGGATATAATGCTGCAAATACTATCTGTACAGTAGTTACTAGAGGAAAAAATGCAAAGTTTCTGGCAAATGTAACTAATTGGAAAGTAAATCAGGTCAAAAAACTAGAGGGAAGTATTTCTAATAATGATGATGGGTATTTTATTCCGAGTAAGAACAATAACTTAGGTATTCAGTTCATCCATTTCTATGCACCCAAAAAATTAAGATATCAAATTTCAGACAACTTTACTGTAAATGACGAAGAGAGTTCAAACACTAAAGTACACTCTCCAATTATAGGTTGGGCATATGATGGAAATCCCATTTATGGTCCATATGGATTTGAAAATACAGACGGAGGTGGAGTAAGAAGAATAGAAACAAGTTATGAGGTAGATGTAGATCTTACCCCAGGAGTTAGACCAACATCACCCGAGTTTATTGATGGTTTCTTTATTAATGATTATAAATTTAAAGGTTCTGGAGATCTAGATCAAAATAATGGTAGATTCTGCAAAACTCCAGAATATCCAGATGGAACTTATGCATATTTTACTTCCGTCACTGTTGATAGCACTGGAAAATCTCAACCAGTATATCCATACTTTATTGGAGAATTTTTCCACGGACAACCTATTAGTGAAAACTTCTTACCCTCTTTCAATCAAGATATTGACTTTAATACTTTAGATTTAAAGAGAAACGTTGCTCCTTATTACATTACATCAACCGATTCCGAGTACCCACTTATTGATAAGGTAGATGAAAAATACAAACAAGAATTCATAGTATCAGAAATTAGAACATCGGGAATTCACTCTGTCTCTATATTCTCTTCTGGTGATGGATATAAAGTTGGTGATAGTGTAGAAATTGAAAAAAGAGGTGACACTGGTTCTGGAGCTAATATTTCTGTAGCTAAGGTCAAAGGTAAGACAGTTTCCACATTTAATGTAAATGAGAGTCTTTTAGAAAATGTAGTATTTGATCTTAAAAAATCTAATACTCTCATAGTTAAAACTACTGATCCACATGAAATCTTAAATACTGAGGTTGTAAGTATTTCTGGTATTTCTACTAGTAGTGCGAAAGTTCTAGAAGGTAATAGATCTGTAGGTGTAAGAAGTAAAAAAACAAAATTAACTTCTGATATTACAGTTAATGCTACTGGTGTAACAACTACAATTTATGTAAATGATATCAGTGGTTTTGAAGTTAATGATGTTATCGGTATTGGAACAGAAATTTGTAGAGTTATCCGAATAGATTCCGAGAATTCCTCTTTCGCTGTAAATAGACTTTCATATCCAGGTATTCATACAGCTCGTGTAGATGATGTTACACTCTTGCCTAATAAGTTGGAACTTGTATTAGAAAGTGATGAAATCCCAGATGAGTATACTTTTAGTAATCAAGTAGTCTACTTTGATCCAAAAGAAACAGTTGGTGTAGGGACTACTGGTGTATCCAGAAATATTATAGGAGTCGGTGGAACTATAGTTGAATATAGAACTATTCCTAAAGGATCTATCTATCTACCAGGTCATAAATTCTTTACTGGACAGGAGTTAAAGTATCACGTAGGACTTGCTGGAACTTCCATATACATTAATAATGTTGGTTCTGGTACATCTATTGCAATTCTTGATGGTCAAAGTGTATATGCGGTTAATTTGGGTGTAAATTACATTGGTTTGTCTACCATTGGATTTACTTCAACTACTGGAATTGGTACACAGTTAAATGCAGCAGAATTTGTTGATTTTACTGATAGTTTCCCTCTAGTTGGTTCTGCACACTCTCTAACCACAATATATCCAGAAGTCACTGGATTTATTGAGAGGTATAGTGTTACTGTAGGAACTTCTACGGATCACCAATTAACTTCTGGCGATCGAATTGACTTTAAGATTGATAATAGAGAATCGGATCCAATTAAAGTTCTTTACAACCCAGTCATCAGAAAGATGACCACAGGAAAGATCGGATTTGCAAATACCGATGTATCTACAGACGATGATACCATTGATTTAACTGGTGAAGAAATTGAAAATGGAGATAAAGTAGTATATTATTCTGCTAATCCTATTAGTGGTTTAAACAATTATCAGTCATATTTTGTATACAAGAATGACTATAATAAAATCCACTTGTCAGAATATCCTTCTGACGTAGAGTTAGGTAAGTTTGTAGACTTTACTAGTGCTGGTGGTGGCGACCAAGAGTTATACAAAATCAACCCACCAATTAAATTCATTAAGGGTGATATTATAAGATTTGATATGTCAGATCAAAGTGTATCTGATATGGAACTTGAGTTTTACGAAGATCCTGGATTTACTAGAAGAATTGAAATCATTGGAAGATCGGAAACTGGTTTTGCAATAACCAGAAGTGGAACTAACGGACTTGCAGATGCTGAAGTTTCGGTTGACACTTCAAAAGAAAACTTCCCAACAGGTCTTTATTATACTTTGGTGCCCAAAGGACCTGTAGATGAAAGAAAAGATCAAATTACCAGAGATGTTGAAGTAAAAGGTGCAAATAAGATCGATTTACTTAGACATTCTTTAAATGACTCTTATATTATTACTACTGCTAGTGATGACAAGTTTATTTTTAATCTCACTAGAAAACCATCAGAGTCCGAAAAACGTTCATACAATAATGCAGATACAAAAGTCTCATATGTAACTGATTCTAAGACAACTGATGGTCCGATTGAAAGATTAAGAATTAACTTCGCTGGATTGGGTTATGACAGACTCCCTGTTGCTAACGGACTAAAGTCTGATAATGGAAAAGGAGCTAATATCAAACTTATTTCTGATGAAATCGGAAGAGTTGACAAATATGATCGAATTAAAGACGGATTCGACTATCCAACGGATCCTACTTTAGCTCCATCTCTAAGTACTCCTTCAGTAGTTGGTATTAAGGATATTAGAACTATTGATTATATTGGAATTACCACTGGTGGTAGAGGATACAACCAGACACCAACTCTTGTTGTCCCAGATAAAACTAGTATTAAGTTAATTCCTCATATTCAAGGTGGATCTATAGTTAAGGTTGATGTAGCAGAAAATGCAATCGATTTTAGTGTTCCTCTTGATATTGTAACCATTCATCATTCCCAGGGATATGATATTGACTTCTTTACTGTTAATGGAAATTCAATAACTGCAGAACTATCAAATACTGATATATTAACTGCAGGAATTTCTACGGTCTTCCCATTCCAAGAGGGGGATGAAGTTTTTGTAGAAGCATGTAGACTTACTGATGAAACAGATCACTTAGCAAACTATAATTCAGATGCATATGGGTACAAGTTCTTCACTGTAACGGGAATTAGTACAATTAACAATACTGTCACTTATGATATGACAGGTATTGCTACTGGAGCATTTGGTACTTATGATGATGCTATTACTTTAGGATATCTTGTTAATAAAAAAGATGTTCCAGTTCTTGAAATGGTTCTTAGAGATGACGTAAGTTATCTATCCAAAGAAAAAGTTACTGGACCTACTTTTATTGGTAGAGTAATGGAAGGTGGTTGGGATAATGATCTTAACCAACTTAGAGTAAATGATTCATTTGGAAATTTAAGAACTGGTGAAAAATTAACTGGTGAATCTTCTAAAGTAATTGGTACTATTGAATATTTCAGTACTTTTAATCTAAATTCTACTCTAGGTGTAACCAGAGACAAAATTGGTATTATTGATAAATCTACTGGTATCCTCAATAGTTTCCAACAAAGAATTTCTGACAACTTCTATTACCAAAAATTCTCATACTCCATTAAGAGTCAACTAAGTTATGATATTTGGAGAGAATCCGTAAGATCTCTTGTTCATCCATCTGGATTCAAAGAGTTTTCAGATTATGAACTAATAACAGAACCAACTATTGCTGAGGTTTCTGTTGGTATTGCTAAATCTACTGATATGAAACCAGTAGTGGCAGATAGAACTTCTTCTCTACTTGTTAATATTGATACTGTTACTTCTTTCTATGATAGACAAGGATTTAATATGGTTTATGAGGAAGATTTACTTCCTGATGGATCAACTCAAAAAGTTTACATGGATGGTGGAATTCCACTGAAGAGTTATATTCTTAGTAAGACTAATAAGGTAGTTAAGATTGATAATATCGATGACCAATTTGATGGATCTTCGCAACAACAACTTAATGGTAGATATGCAGATGCTTCCGATTTATTAGATCTTAATAGACAATTTATTATTGATGAGATTCATGCAAAAACCATTTATAATTATCCATCACTTACAAGTGATCCCTTCTACGATGAAACAGAGTTTAAATCTAAGACTGGTAGAGTATTAGATGCAGTTTCTTCCGATCTTAAGTATGACGCAAATAATGAAACTGTAGGCGTTGCATTTACTTATTGGGATGCTGGATCTTTTGTTGGAGTTAATACTGTAGAAACTGTCTACGGTTACAATTACATGCGATTCTTGGGTCAATATGTAATCAACAATCAGACACCTCCAACTTACTATCAATCAACAACTCCACAGTTGTTTAATTTGAGTATCACTCAGGATCCTTACAATCAAAACTTTATTCTTAATCATGATTCTAGAGATCTTATTGTAGAAAACAAGAGAGAAATTCTTGACAAATCTCTTGCATCTATTGCAATTCCCTATCCTAATTTTATATTCCCTGGAAGTTCTGCTAATGATGAACAGAATCGATATGCAATTGGATATAAACTGATTAAAGAGAATGAACAACAGATTATTGATGAATCTTATGCAGCCGCTGTTGCAAATTATCCCCTTATTGCAAATGATGAACCCAAAGCAAAACTAGCTTTAACAAGATTTATTGATGCAATTGCTACTGACCTATTTACTGGTGGTAACAGGTATTCTAGACTAGAAACTCTGAGATATTTTGCTGGTGTTTATCCAGATACTAATGCTCTAATTGTTGGTGCTGGTGAACAGAATTATATGTTCGAGCAAGCAAAAGGTAGAATGAGAAAGGCCGTGAGAAACGGACTGGGTGTTACTTTTGCAGCGTCTGAGGGTCCTTCAATTTTTGGTGTTGGTTCTGACGTTTCTAATACTAATATTGAAGCATGTCAAGATGTTCAAAACACAGTCATCACACTATCTGCGATGGTTACTGGACCTATTGGTGTTGCAACCCTTCAATCTTTACCTCAAGAAAATCTCGGTACTTATAGTACTGGTGCTGCGAAGTGTTTTAGAGATCTTAAGTATATCGTTGATGGTGTTGCTCAAGACATCGCATATGACAGCAATCAACATACTGTAAGAAACACCAAGTTCTACTTTGACGCACAGGGCAATCAGAAGACTGATGGTCTTGTCTATGAAGAAGCCGAGTCTATCTACATCTTCAGATCCGCAATGGATTACATGAAGAAGGCGGTTAGAAATGAGTTACGTGTTCAAGATCGTACTATTGTTCCAGCTAGTGCTATTGGAGTTGATACTAATACATACACCACACAAATTCAAACTGACATTGAGTCTCTCGTCGGTATTCTGACGGTCGCAATTGGAAACAGCAGTCTTTCTTCTATTCCCACAGTTGGATTCGGTACTGGTGATTGTGCAGACGTTAGATTCTCTTTACGAAACTATGTTGGAATTGTAACCAATATTATTGGAATTGGTACAGATCAAGCTCCATCTATAATTACTGAACCATCACTTAAAAAGGGTGGAATTATCGTTGGACTCTCTACATTCAAATTAACCAATAAAGGAACTCCTCTTTTCAGAAGAACTTTTGATCCTAGTGACGCAACAACATTAAGTTTAGTTGATGATCAATTCACCTTGGTAAATCATAACTTCCAGACAGGTCAAGAACTCATTTATGACCCAATGGGTGGAACTAGAATTGGCATTGCCACCACTTCTTATATAAGTGGAGACAAAGACATCTTAATGAATGTTGGCAATGCAAGAGGAACTTCTGTACTTAATAATGGAATTGGTCAACCAATTGATCCAATCACAGGTGTATCTACAGTAGTTGTTCCCACACCAGCGGTAAATCTGACAAAATACTATAATGATGTTGTTGGAACTGGTAATACAAATGGAACAAATTGTATTGTTGATGTAATTGTTGTACATAGTTCTGTAGATGGTGTTGCTATTTCTACAACTGCATCTCTAGTTAGAGGTGGTGAAAACTTTGGTGTTGGTGAAACTGTTACCATCGGTGGTACTTATTTTGCAGGAACAAATGGTGTGAATGACTTTACATTCACTGTAACTGCACTAGGACCAACAGTTATTCAAACAGAGGCAAATAATTCATATACTAATTTACTGGGAGATACTTCTGGAGTTGGTACAGATGCAACTTTCTCAGTTTCTAGAAATGATACTGGTGTAATTACTGATGTTGATGTCATTCTCGGTGGATCTGGATATGCTTCAACTAGCATAATTTCAATCGCGGGAACTGCTATTGGTGGAGTTTCTCCTGATGATGATATTACTGTAAGTCCAACTGAACTAGGTAGAAATACTTTACCAAATCAAGTATTTGTCTATAAAGAGAGTGACTCTCAGTTCAAACTAACAGGACTTACAACATCACTATTCTTTGATATTACCAGTGGTGGAATTGGAACTGCAATGTTTACTCTCAAAGATCCAAATCCAAATACCAGCATTGCGATTGATGGTATCGTACAAAATCAATTAAGAAGAAAGAATCTTCAAATAACTCTCGGTTCTTCCATTGGAATTAACACAGATATTGTTCAAGTTGCAGCAGGTATTAACTCCGTAGTTGCTGGTGATATTATTAATGCAAATAATGAATATATTCTAATTAAAACGGTAGGAGTTCTTGCTGACGATCTTCTTCAAGTTGAAAGAGAATATCTAGGTACTACTGCTGCAGCGCATGATGTTGGAGTTGCTGCAACTATTGTCAATGGTGACTATAACATCGTAGGCGATACTATTTTCTTCACGACACCACCATATGGTAAGATTGGACCAGTTGGTTTAGAAACTGGGTCTACTTTCAATGGTAGATTCTTCTCTAGACAAATCAATTCTGATTTACCTCAAGATAGAAATGTTGTTTTTGATGATATTTCTCTCGCATTTACTGGTATTGCTGCAACCGAATTTACTCTTAAGGTAAATGATGCGACTACTACAGCAGTTTATAATAATGTAAATAAATCTACTGATATTAACAATAATCCGTTTGTATTCATTAATAATGTCTTCCAACGTCCAAGAAGAGATTTTGATATTGATGGTTCAACTGCAAATACCATCAGATTCTTAACGGGAACTCCTTCTGCGGGTAGAATTTCTAAAGTTGCAATTACAACTGGATTTGGATACATGTCACCTATCGCTGCTGCAGGTATTGCAAGCGTAGGAACTGGAATGGGTGGTATCAGTACTGTTATTAGTACAAATATTGATAATAAGACATGTCTTGCTTTCAATCCAGATGGATCTAGAGTAATTATTGGTGACAATTCTTCAGAGAAGTTCTTTGAAGGAACTATGACAACTGCATTTGCTATTGATACTATTGCTGGATTTACTTCAACAACTATTCTTGGAGAAACAGACATCCATGGTGTCGTGTTTGGACCTAATGGTACTGATATTTTCTATACAGGTGGAAGTAGCAATACAATTAAACAAGTAACACTATCTACTCCATATGATTATACAACTAATGTTGGTGTTGCAACTAATGCGATTGATCAATCAACTCTGAATACTATAAAAGGATCAACTTATACTCCCAGAGGTCTGGGCATTTCTTCCACAGGAAATTACATCTATGCATTAGATGAAGAAGGAATTCTTCAGATCAAACTTGATACTCCTTTTGTTGTTTCCAGTGCCAATGCTGGTCTAAGTACATTCATTGAAGTTGATAATGTTTCTGGATTTGCTGGTGGACCTACACTAAATTCACCAAGAGGAATCAGTTTTGCACATAGTGGATCTACTATGTTCCTTTGCGATGCTGATTTGGATATTGTTCTTGAATATGGATTAACTACTCCAGAAGATGTTACTACTGCATCTTTAAAACAATACAAGAGTTCTACAGGAACTGGTATTCAAGAAGTAGTGTTTATTAAAAATAGAATTTACACAGCTGATAGTGATACGGATATCTTATACGCATTTGATTATACAGGCATTCCTGGGACAATCTATGACGTTGTTCAAACTGGAGCTGGTCAAGGATATCAGTTCCCACCACTTGTTAGTGCGGCATCTTCTATTGTTGGTACTGCTGCATCAATTAGAGCAGTATTAGGTGCTGGTGGAACAGTAACTTCATTCCATGTAGACACTATTGGTGAAGGTTATAATGGTGGAATTGCAAGACTATTAGTAACTGAACCAACTGGATATTCTAATCTAGATCTTCACTATACGGGTGTAAGTACTGGAGTTGGTATTGAGGCTACTGCAAAAGTAAGAATTGGTTCTGGTTCTAGTATTATCGACTTTAATATTGATGATCATGGTAGAGGTTATAAAGTTGGTGATGTTCTTAAAGCTCCCGATTTAATTCAAGACCCATCTCTTTCTGGTTCTTTTGAAGAATTCCAAATTGAAGTCAAAGAAGTCCAAACCGATAAGTTTGCAGGATTCTATCCTGGACAATTCATCCTTTTCGATGATTTCTCTAATAAGTTTAACGGATTTAGAAAGAAATTTACTCTTACTGTAACTGAAAATGGTGTATCTGATATTATTAGTCTTAGAACCGAACAGGGTTCTGATTTGAACGTAGAAAATAATCTATTCATTTACATCAATGATATCCTCCAAGAGCCTAAGAAGGCTTACACCTTCAGAGGATCCAGAGTAATATTTACCGAGGCACCAAAACCAAATTCTAAGTGTACTGTGATGTTCTTCAGAGGATCAAGCTTAGATGTTGTAACGGTTATTCCTCCTAAGACTATTAAGAGAGGAGATACTGTAATTATTAAAGAAAATAGAAAAGATCCTCTCGATAGGGATCAATTTGAGAGAGTTGTTCAAAGAATTAATTCTTCTGATGAATTTGATACCTTCAGTTATGCAAGTGTTGGTATTGATACTAATCCAGCGAATGTAAGACCATTGACTTGGAAAAAACAAGAACACGATAGAATTATTAATGGTTCTCCTATTTCCAAGTCCAGACCTGGACTTTCGGGCAAGATCTTACCCACAGCTAAGGTAATTAATAATGTTGGACCAACAGATACTGCAATCTATGTAGATAATGCTTTCCCGATCTTCACCGAGATCGATTTACTCAGTGAAGATGATAGAAACATCATGATCGTCGAGGAGAAAGAAACTAGACCAGCAATTGCTACTGCTATTGTTTCCAGTGCGTCTACTATTTCAGAAATTATAATTTCTGACGGTGGAGTTGGTTATGCATATACAGATAATCCAGTTGTCACAATCTCTAGGTCTGCTATTGTTAAACAAGATTTAATTAATGCTTGGTCCAGCACTGCTGGTGTAGGTACAACTCAGACAACATGGAAGTCTGTTGACTCTAATTCTATAAATGACGGTGGAGTAACAATTGCTGTTGGCGATAGTTCTAGATATGCCTTTACAACCAATCCAGATTATTGGTTTGATGGTTCTATTGGATATGGTGGAACCATTGTATTCAATGGAGTTGGAGCTGGTGGAACAAACATTTATATTGCTGTCGGTGAATATGGAATTGTTTCAAAGACTACTGGTTATGGTCAAACTATTGATACAAATTGGACTGCAATAGACTTGATTGAGGAAAGATTTGAACCAGTAACCAGAGAATTTACTTTAGAATCTAGTTCATATGGCGAAAAAGGTAATACATTTAATAGTATTGTCTATTCCCCATATCTTGATAATTGGGCCGCAGTCGGTACTGCAGGATCTGTTTTTGGTGCTGCTGGAATTAATTCCACTTCATTCAGAAGTAGATTCTCTGGAACAATTCAAGAACTGAATGATGTGATTGCAACTCCTGCTGGAATGATCGCAGTAGGTAATAATGGAACAATTGTTTCTAGTACTGATAATGTTGTTTGGACAACATCCCCAAGAGTAACTAACCAAAACCTAAACGCGATTGTATATCATGATGGAATCTACGTTGCTGCTGGAACTCAAGGAACTGTTCTCAAAGGAACAAACTTTGCTAATATTGTCCCAGTAACTACGAATGTTTCTACTAATTTTGTAAGTATTGATTTCCAAGGATTTTATGTTGCTCTTGAAGAAAATGGAAACGTTTGGTATTCATTCGATCTAGAGTCTTGGATTCAAAGACCTGTTTCTGAAGCTAATGGTAATGATATTAATTCTCTCGTATTTGTACCAGATTACAGACCAAATGGTAAATACATTGCTGTTGGCGCTGGATCTACAATCATCTTTGCGGATCAAGAACTGAATAGAACTACTGCACAGTCTTCTGTAACAGCTGGAGTTGTTACTTCTATTACCGTTGTGAATGATGGATTTGGTTATTCTCAAGATAACCCACCTTCAGTTCTAATTGAGTCTCCTATCATTAAGAGGGAAAAAATTGATTCTATTAAGGCAGAGGGTGATTTTGGAGTTATTATTGGTATTCAAACATTTGTTGCTGGTACACCAGGAATCGGCACAACTTCTCCAATGATCAAATTTGTTCTTGAATCTGAACAATATAATAATAGCACTTTAGGTGTGGGTTATTCTTCTCTCAATACTTTTGGTGTTACTTATAGTCAACTTTCTGCTGGTGATTATTTTGTTATTCATGATAGTAATGTTGAGACTGGTCAAGATTTGGTTGGTATAACTACCTTAGATGGATTAAATGGAATGGCAAATTATCCACAATCACTTGTGGGTATAGCTAAATCCTTTATTGATGGAGTTTATCGAGTTGATCATGTAACCGCGGCTAATTCTGGAATTGTCACAGTTACATGTCACTTCCAAGAACAAGGATATCAGGTTTCTGGACCTTATATCCAAGTTTACAGAAGAGGTGAGAGTGATACTGGAATCAACACAAATGGATACTATGGAAGATATTCATGGAGTAGAATCTATGATTTCAGAAATAGAATTTTCGGAAATCCAAAACAATTCACGGTAGATCGTGAATACGGCCTCATCGGAATTAATTCTGGTCCTACAATTTACAGAACTAGGTCAGTTTAATTCAATAAATAAATAAAACCCAGTTTGTTCTAAAATGCCTGCAATTATATCGGATCAATTTAGGATTCTCAACGCCGAGAATTTCGTAAAGAATATCACTGGCGCTGGAAATACTACTGACAAGTATTATACGTTCATTGGTATGCCCAATGCGCTGGAACCGACGGCGGGTGGAACTACTGATTGGACAACTAATACTCCGTCTCCTTTAGACGGATTTAGAGAGGAGTCTGAGATTAAAGACTCTATTATTGCAATGAAACAAATTACATCTGAGGATGTAAGGAGATTGGTTAGAAAAGTAGAGTGGACTTCTGGTACTACCTATGAAATGTATAGACATGATTACGATGTCTATAATAGAACTCCAGTAAGCGAGTCCACTTCACTCTATCAGTCAAACTATTATGTTATCAATGATGACCTGAGAGTTTATATTTGTTTACAAAATGGTACTGATCCAGAGAATCCATCTGGCAAACCATCTTACGACCAACCCGATTTTATTGACTTAGAACCAAGAGCTGCTGGTACTTCTGGTGATGGTTATGTTTGGAAATATCTTTATACTATCAAACCATCTGAAATTGTAAAGTTCGATTCAATTGAATATATCCCAGTTCCTGAAAATTGGGGTACTTCTGGAGAAAGTATTTCTACAAAGAATAATGCTATTGAAGGAAAAATTGAGACTATTCTTATCGATACGAGAGGTTCTAATTATCAACCAATTTCTACATCCTTCTCCAACGTACCTATTTTAGGAGATGGTACTGGAGGAAAAGCGACAATTACTATCGATTCCTTCGGAAAGGTGTCTGAAGTATTTGTTACTGATGGAGGAAAAAATTATACTTATGGAACCATTCAGTTCTATCCAGGTGCTCCTGAATCTGACGCTGGAGAACCTCTGGCTAATCTAGAAAATACTGGAATCGGTCAAACTGGGTTTGCATCCTTCAAAGTTATTATTCCACCAAAAGGTGGTCATGGATATGATGTTTATAGAGAACTTGGAGCATACAGAGTTCTTCTATTTTCAAGATTTGAAACTATTGAAACAAATCCCGATATTATTTTAGGTAATGACTTTGCTAGAGTAGGTGTAATGAAGAATCCTACCATTCCAGGAAGTCAGACCGAAATTTTAAACCAAAACATGGTTAGTGGTTTGGGAGCATTAAAATTAACAGGTGTCACAACTGCAACTACATATGCAGTTGACTCTGTAATCAAACAAACTGTGGGTGTCGGATCTACGGCTATTGGATTTGTTGCTTCTTGGGACAAAACAACTGGAGTTCTTAAGTATTATCAACCAACAGGACTTGCATCTAGTGAGTCTGGATTTAGAATTATTCCCTTTACGGCTACACCTGATGCTGGGTATGGAGTAACTGTTGTGTGTTCTTCGATTGTTGGACCTGCGTTAGAAATTGACACTACATTTACAGGTGTAACTACGTCGATAAATAATAAGATATATCAGTTAGGCCTGGACTTTGTGGCTGGTATCGGTTCTGCCGAATTCAATAGAAAGTCTGGAGAAGTTATCTACATAGATAACAGGGCGCCAATTCCGAGATCCGCCAGCCAAAAAGAAGATATCAAAGTTGTACTGGAGTTCTAAATCAACATGGCACAAAATATTAATTTAAATTCTTCTCCATATTTTGACGATTTCGATCCGTCAAAAAATTATCAGAGAGTTTTATTTAAGCCAGGAACTCCAATTCAGGCAAGAGAATTAACTACTCTACAGTCTATTTTACAGAATCAGGTTGAAAAATTTGGTAAGCACTTCTTCAAAGAGGGTTCTGTTGTAATTCCTGGACAAATTGCATATGACCCCGACTATTTTTATGTACAAATTGATTCAAGTCATTTAGGTGTACCAGTAGAAATTTATTTGGAATCTCTGATTGGACAAACGATCAGAGGTGAAATTAGTGGTGTTAGAGCAAAAGTAGTTGATTACATAACTGCAACTGAATCGGAAAGAGGAAATCCAACTCTATACGTTAAGTACCAGAGTGGTAGTGAAAATGATGAGGGTGAGATTGGAAACCAGGCAATTCAATTTGAAACTGGAGAAAATCTAGTAGTAGTCAATGATGTAAAATATTCTTTATCGACAATTAGAGCAGAATCTACTTTTGCTACAACTCTTCTCACAGATTCCATTGGTGAAGGATCTGTTGCAAAAATTGCCAATGGTGTATATTTTATTAGAGGATTTTTTGTAGATGTTAGTGACCAGAAAGTAATTCTGGATCAATATGACAATCTACCTTCGTATAGAGTTGGTCTATTCATTAATGAAGAGATCTCTGTCGCATCAAATGAAAACTCTGATTTGTTTGATAATGCTAGAGGATTCTCGAACTTTGCAGCACCAGGTGCAGATAGACTAAAAATAACTGCGACTCTTATTAAGAAGAGTCTAGATGATCTTAACGATGAAGACTTTATTGAACTTCTCAGGATTGAAAATGGAATTGTTCAAAAGTTTGTCAAGGATTCTACTTATAACATCATTAATGATGAACTTGCAAGGAGAACTTATGACGAATCTGGTCATTATTATGTAACTCCTTTTAATATTGATGTAAAAGAATCTCTAAATGATCAAGTTGGTAATGATGGAGTATATCTACCAACTCAGACAACACAGTCTGGTGTAGTTCCTTCTGATGACATTCTAACCTTACAGATTTCTCCAGGAAAAGCATATGTAAGAGGATATGAAGTTCAGACTATCAGTACTACTTCATTAGATGTAGATAAGGCAAGAACAACTGAAAAGAAAGAAAACTCTAGTATTCCTTTTACTCTGGGTAGACAACTAGAACTTGATAACATTCACGGATCTACTCCTGTTGGATTTTCAACTTCTACAGTAAAACTATATTCGGAGAGAACAGCCTCTGGAGGTGCTGCTTCTGGTCTCGAAATTGGATCTGCTAGAATGTATGATCTAAAATTGAAGAATGCAGAATATACAGATGATTCTACAACATACGTAGCTACATTATTTGACGTACAGACATATAATTATATTAATTTAAATTCTAGTATCAATCTTACTGTTCCTGCTTATATTGAGGGTAAGAATAGTAGTGCTCATGGATATTTGGTTGCTGATGCAACTAATACAAATCAAATTAAACTATATCAAGTCTCTGGAACTTTTATTCCTAATGAGCAGATCAAGATTAATGGAGTTGATGACTCCAGAACCATCGAAGATGTAAGAGACTATAACCTCACCGATGTAAAACAGTTACAGTCAACTTCCGCAGGATTTACTGCAGACCTCAAATTAAACAGAGCAGTTCCTCTTGCTGAACAAGGTAGTACCTTTAGTATTACTTCTGGAGGTGTAGTAAAATCACCAAATCAAACCTTTTTAGTGGGTATTCAAACTGGTGATGTTATTGCATATGCACAAGAAGGTGACACTGTTCCCACATTTAATAAAGTATCAGCAGTAAATGCAACGGCTAAGAGTCTTGACGTTGTTCCAACTACAACTGTTGCTGGTGTTTGTAATGGAGCGTTGCCAAGTGGTAATATTACTGTAACTAATGCGTTAAAGGTTGCCCCACAGGAGTTTAATCTAAACAACGCATATCTATTTGCAGAACTTGAGGAAGCAAATGTATCAGATACTAATATTACAAGTTCTTCTGTAATTATTAGAAAATCATATGAAGTTACAATCGCCAATGGTGGTTTAAATCTTACTCTTGAAACAGATAATGCGTTAACTCTAGTTCCATTCGATGAAGAGGATTACAACCTATCTTTCACTGGAAATGGAGATGTGGAGTCTTTAGATAATCGTAAACTTACGATTAGTGGCAGAACAATCACATTGCAGGACATTACTCAGAATGGAAATGCAAGATTGACAGTCACATTCAAGAGAATAAATCTCACTACTAAGAGTAAAGTTTATAATAGAAATGCACAATTAGTCGTAAATCTTTCCACTAAATCTTCTTCTGGAGCTGGTGCAACTACTGCTCAAGATGGACTTACATTTGGAAGTATTTACGGAACTAGAGTTCAAGATAAACAAATTTGTTTAAACGTACCCGACGTTGAAGACGTAGTTGCTATTTTTGAATCTAATGATGCAAATGATCCAGAACTTCCAAAACTAACATTAACTAATTTCAATGCAAATGTATTGAATACTATAAAAGGTGAAAAAATTATTGGTCAGACAAGTGGTGCTGTTGCTACTCTAGTTGATAATAATTCAACAAACCAAGTTGAATTTGTATATTTAAACGAACAGAGTTTTTCTACAGAAGAAAAAGTTGTATTTGAAGAATCTCAAGTTACTGCAAATATTTTCGCAGTAACTACAGGTGATAGAGATATATTATCTAACTTTACTTTAGATCCGAATCAAAAAGTAGAATTTTCTGATTATTCTTTCATAGAAAGAGCCACAGATACTGTTGCTCCAAGTAGAAAATTAAAAGTAATTTTCAATCATTACATTCTTAATAGTGATGACCCTGGAGATTTTGTCACTGTAGACTCTTATGAAAAACAAAGATATAAAGATAATATTCCCATGGTTGAGGGATTCTCTTCCAGTGATATTATTGACGTAAGACCAAGAGTTGTTCCTTTTGATCCGGCGACTGCCACCAGATCTCCATTTGAATGGGAGGCGAGATCATTTGCATCATCAACTAACTCATCTCCTCATAATTTTGTTTCTGATAGGGCTATTAATTTAGATTATAACTTCTATCTCGGAAGAATTGATAGAATTTATGTCAACAAAGATGGAGAATTCTTCCTCGCAACTGGAGTTCCTTCCAAAACTCCAAAAGAACCTCAAGTTATTGATACATCCTTGGATATTGGAACCTTAGAAATTCCACCATATACATTTGATGTAAGTCAAGTTGTTGTGAAACTTACACCACATAAGAGATATCGAATGATTGATATTTCTTCCATTGATGATAGATTAGCAGTTGTTGAGAACTATACTTCTCTTTCTCTTCTCGAAACAGAGACGAAGAATTTAACCATCCGAGATGCTCAGACTGGTCTTGATAGATTTAAGTCTGGTTTCTTTGTTGATAACTTCTCATCTGTTTTTGCTGGTGGTCTTGGACAACAAGACTACAAGTGTTCCATTGATGGTGATAATGGGCATCTAAGACCACAACACTATACAACTGCTGTTGATTTGCTTTTGGGATCTGAAGCAGTTATTGGTGCAGCTAATGTTGCAAATCCTGCTGCTGATCTCAGATTCGTATCTGATCTTGGAACTCCAAATACGATTAAGAAAGGAGATGCAGTCTGCCTGAACTATGATGATGTAGTATACTTTGAAAATAAATTTGCTACTAGATCCGAAAATGTAAACCCATTCCACGTTGTAAACTGGATTGGAGCAATTGAACTCAATCCTGGTACTGATACCTGGATTGAAACTAGAAAGACCAGTAGAACTGCCGATATTGAAGGTAGTTACAATGCAGCAATGGGTATTACTGGTGCTGATAGTAATACTGGATTGTCTTCTGTAGAATGGGGTGCATGGGAAACAACTTGGAGAGGTAGTAGAGTTACCAGAAGACAAAATGCTGGTAGAACTGCAATTAGAAGTACAGTTACGGGAAGATCAGTAAGAACTGGTAGGAGAAGGAGAAGAGGTAGACTTAGAACTACTACGACAACACGCAGAGATACATTTACAAGGTTCACTAACGTAACAACGTTAACAACCAGAAGACAACAGAGAAGTGGAACTCAATTTAGAGTTAGAGAAAGATTTGATACTACAAATCTTGGTGATAGAGTAGTTTCTACTGAAGTTGTTCATACAATGAGAAGTAGAAATATTGAATTTATTGCTAGAAGAATGAAACCCAATGGTAGGGTATATCCATTCTTCGATAATGTAGATATGTCGAAGTATGTTGTTCCAAAACTGATAGAAATTGAAATGTCATCTGGATCTTTCCAGGTAGGCGAAACAATTATTGGTAACTCTGGTTCTGCATCTATTAGAGTAAGAGTAGCTAAGTCGGACCATAAGTATGGTCCATATAATGCTCCTAGTCAAACATATAAACAGAATCCATACAATAGTCAAGAAGTTCTACCACAATCATACTCTACAACATCTACAATTCTCAACATCGATACTGCAAACTTAGAACTGCAATCAGCTGCTGGTTATTTTGGATATATCGTTAAGGGAATGCGATTAGTTGGTCAATCCAGTGGTGCTGTTGCTGAAGTAAAACAAATTAGACTAAAGGCAGACAATTCTGGAACTATTATTGGTTCTCTGTTTATTCCAGATCCAACCCTAAGTTCAACACCATCATTTAGTACTGGAACTAAGACATTCTCTCTGACTTCCAGTAAAACTAAATCTACTATTGTAGGTACTAAGGATAGTGAAGCAGAAACAACTTACACTGCTAGTGGAACTCTTCAAAATGTAGAGAATCTGACTCTTAGGATGAGAAATGCGGATGTTGAGAGGAATACTGTCACTGATAGTAGAACTACACGAAGAAGACGTACAAGAACTCGTGCTAGACAAGTCTTTAGAAATAGAACCACTGTTCAAAGAAGATGGGTTGATCCACTGGCACAATCTTTTGAAGTTCCAGATGAAAATGGAATCTTTATTTCTAAGGTGGATTTCTTCTTTAGAACTATTGATGCAACAGGTCTTCCTGTTACTTGTCAGATTAGAACAATGCAGACTGGTCTGCCAACTCAAACTATCGTTCCTTTTGGGGAAATAGTTTTAACTCCAGATCAAATCAATATCTCTGATGATGCGAGTGTTCCAACTACATTTGAATTCCCATCACCTGTATATCTTGCACCTAACCAAGCGTATTGTTTCGTTCTTCTTTCTGCATCTAATGAATATAATGTCTGGATTTCTCGTATGGGAGAAAGAGACGTTTCTACTCTGGATAAGGCAGAATCCGAACAAATTATCGTTGCACAACAACCGCTATTGGGATCTCTTTTCAAATCACAAAACGGCGCAACATGGGATCCTGCACAGTATGAAGACCTTAAGTTGACTGCATATAGAGCAGATTTCTTTGAAGGAACTTCTACTGTTAGATTCTATAATCCAGATCTAGATATTGGTAATAATCAGATTGCAAGTCTAGAAGCAAACCCACTTGAAACCACTTCAAAGTCAATTTTAGTTGGTATCGCAAAGAGTTTAACTACCTCAGAAGCTTCTGCTCTTACTCCTGGTGTTAAAATCTTACAACAAAGTAACTTTGGATTTAGTGGCAATCTCAGAAGTTTAGTTGGTGCTATCGGAATTGGTAGTGACTTAACAATTACTAATGCAGGAACTGCGTTTACCTCAAGTTCGATTACTTATCAAAATGTGGATCTGATTTCACTTACTGGTAAAGGTAGTGGCGCAAAAGCAACAGTTACTGTTGATGGTGGTGTCGCGGTTGCAGCAACAGTTTCTGTTGGTGGAACTGGATATGCAATTGGTGATGCATTAGAAGTTGATTATTCTGATACTGGAAACTTTGGTAAGAATCTAATTCTTTCAATTACAAATGAAGTTGGTATTATTTCTGCATTCAATTCATTAATTATTGACAGAGTTCAGGGAGATATTTCCGTGGACGGATCTTCTACTCTATTCTATGTTGGTGCTGGCGGAACAAACAATATTACTGGTGCTTCTAATGTTAAGTATGCAGAAACTCTAAGTGATGGTCTACATCTGAAAGTACGCCATCAAAATCATGGTATGTATTCTATTAATAATTTTGTAAAAATTAGTGGAGTTCAACCAGATCAAAAACCAGAGAAAATCAGTTCTCAATATAGTCCAACTAATACTGATGACCTAGCGGTTACCTCTGTTGGAATTTTCACAAGTTTTGAGAACGTTCCAGTTTCTACAGTCAACCCTGGATATATTATTATTGATGATGAAGTTATTAGGTATACTGGAGTTAATACTTCTGCAACTTCTCTTGTAGGTATTAGTAGAGCTCAGGATTCTACAATAGCAGAACTACATAAGGTCAACGAACCTGTATTTAAGTATGAAATGAATGGTGTTTCTCTAAGAAGAATCAACAAAACTCACGATTTCTCTGAAGTAGATCATTCCACATATCCTATTGATATTGATAGTTATCACATTAAGTTGGATCCTACTGAAAATGGAACTGACAGAAGCACTGGAAATGCAAACTCTTTCCCAGTTCTTCACTTTAATGAAGATAAAAAGTGCGGATCTTACGATCAGTTAAGCCTCAAGAACTCCACTAGAACTGCAAAAGCAACACAGAATATTCCATTCAGCGCAATGACTCCGAATATTCAAACAGCTATTCCAGAAGGAACAACTATTGGGGCTAAAGTAAGAACATTCTCTGGAGGATCTCCTGGAAATCTGGGACAACTTTCTTTCCAAGATCAAGGATTTGAAGATATTAGTTTGGAAAGTACAAACTTCTTTGAGACTCCCAGAATCGTATGTTCTAAAGTCAATGAAGATGCTTTCTTACAAGATTTCCCTGGAAGAAAATCATTCACTATTGAACTATCGTTGACTACAACAGATACCAAGGTTTCTCCAATGATTGACCTTGATAGAGTTAATGCAATTTATACTGCAAATAGAATTAACTCTAAAGTTAGTAACTATGCAACTGATGGTAGAGTAAATTCTCCTACTGAAGATCCATCTGCAGCTTCATATGTAACTAAGATTATTAAACTCGAAAGAGGATCTGATAATCTTAAGGTTTTCTTTGATGCTTATAGACATTTCAGTAATGATATCAGAGTTCTCTATAGACTCTTTAGATCTGATAGTGATGAGTCAAACCAGGCATATGAACTATTCCCTGGATACAATAATTTAGATGCAAATGGTAACATTGTAGACCGTTCTGCAAATGACGGACTTCCAGATAAGATTGTAGACTTCTCAAATACCGATGAAGACTTTAGAAGTTATGAATTTACTGCTAAAGATCTACCACTCTTTAATGGATTCCAAGTCAAGATCATCATGGCGGGAACTAATGTTGCTAAAGTACCACTAATTAGAGATTTAAGAGTTATCGCAACTGCATAATATGGAAAAACAACCAGTAAAAGATGTTCCTGGATTATTTCGTGATTCCCAAAGCGGAGCAATTCTAAATTGCTCCGATGTTGAGTATAGGAACTACATGGATGCTAAAAACCAAAAAATGAAAGAACTCAATCAAAGGGAAAATGATAGAAATGAAGTTCAACAATTAAAGTCGGATGTGGATGAATTAAAAGATATGATGAAACTCATCTTACACAAATTGGATAAATAACTAAAACTGTAAGTATTACTAATGGCGGCGAGAAACGTAAATCTGGTTCTTGAACAGGGTGTTGATTTTCAAGCCACTTTCAGTATTAATAATGTATATAATAATGCTCCTTTGAATTTAGTTGGTTATGCAGGCATTTCTTCAATAAGAAAACATCCAGATTCTTCAACAGCATACCCACTAACTGTAAAATTTACAGATAGATTGAGAGGTAAGGTTCAGGTTTCTATGGGTTATTCTGCAACTTCTCTAATAGAAGGTGGTAGATATGTTTATGATTTGGTATTAATTTCTCCAAATTCCCTTAGAACAAGAGCTGTTCAGGGTAATGTTCTAGTAACTCCAGGTGTTGTCTAATGTCAAACTACTTAGTTAACGTACAAAGTTCAGAATATGATGTTGGTGTAAATTATGAAATACCAACTAAATCTATCCAGAATGCGAATGTAGTTCTTGACGCACTTAATTCGCAATTTAATGGTACTGAAACAGTATTTAATCTAACGTATCAGAGCAATCCATACGTTCCAATTAACGATCAACAAATTCTTGTGGTCAAAAATGGACTCGTTCTGGAACCCGTTGAAGATTACAATATTTCTGACAGTAATATTCAATTTACAGTTGCGCCTACAAGTAGTGACGATGTTTTTATTGTTGGACTTCAGTATGTAGCAGATTTAACTAGAACTGTCAATTTTATAGTTGATGCAGGTTCTGCAGATATGACTACTGGTATCAAAGGTTCTGTTGCTGTAGATGTTACAGGAACAATTGAACATGCACAAATCACTGCGGATCAATTAGGTAGTGTTTCTGTAGAGATTAAAAAATCAAATTATGCGACTTACCCAAACTTTACCACCATAACTGATGGTGGATATGTAAGTCTCACTAACTCCCAACTTATAAGAGATGATAACCTAAATAGTTGGGATAAAACCATCACATCTGGAGACATTCTCCAATTTGAAGTGGTTTCGGTCACTAACATTAGAAGATTTCTAATCTCTTTGAAATTAAATTTATAAATAACAATAGTTATTTCAATTGTAGCCAAGAAGGGAGTTGTTTTAAATGGCACTATTAGTCCCCAATATTGGAGAACTTGAATCACTAAGGTACTTGGTTGCAAATAACAACCACGTTCCTTCACTCAGTGATCAGTCCCCCAGAAACCTTGTTCTCAAGCTTTTCGTAAGCGACACTACACCTGCAGAAGGCGATACACCTTCCGCAACTGCTTACTTTGAACCATACCAACCTTCAGTTGGTGGTGTTTCAACAAACGCATATGGATATGCACCAACCACTGGTTATCCATACTGTGTAAACAACAGAACTGATCAAGCATATACTCAGCAGACAGGTATCCTTCTTAACGGTTCTCGCTGGGTAATCAATCAGGTTGGTTCTGGTACTACTGCGACTTATCCAGAACAGACCTTCACCTTCTCTGGAGATGCTGGTGACGTATACGGCTACTACGTTACTCGCGCTAACAACATGCCTACCAATGTACAAGGTGTTGTACATGCTGCAGGTGTTGGCGTTGGAACAACAGTAACTCTTGGTGATAACGCTGACCCAGTAATCGGTGTTATCGGCAACTCCTACATCACCATCGACCCTAACCAGAGTGTTGACGCAATTACTCTTGGAATGATGGTTGGTGGTAACCCTGGTATTCAGGAAGGAACAAAGGTTATTGGTGTTGATAGAGCACTTAAGGTCATTTACCTAGACAAGGCACTAATTGACAACATTCAGTTAGAAACTGATGCTGATGTCACATTCAGCTTCGGTACTGTCACTATTGCCAACCACGGTCTTGTTGCTGGTGATATCGTCTATATCGCCGCAGGTACTGCAAACACAACTACCGCATCTGGTACTTACACCGTATTCAACGTACCAAACAACGATCAGTTCACCACTACTCCTGCACTCAATCCAGTTGAGAACAACCTTGCTGGTGTTGGTACTGCAACTCTGTACTCTAGCATCATGTATGCTGAGAGATTCACAAATGGTCCATACACCATTCAGAACAACGGTGACCAAATCAAGATCACACTGAACGTCGCACTCGACTGATATTTGAATTTGATTTTTAATTTAATACTTTTGAATTGTGAGGGGATTGCTTTTTTATGGAGCAATCCCTTCTTTGTCATTTCACATCGTATCTAGGGTCGAATTCTGATGGCAATTACGTATACTTACAATTTACAGACGGCCGATAATCCTTTTATAGAAGAGGATTATGGGTTGATTACTGATACGTATATTGACGACTCTCAAGATTTTGGTGCATATTTAGAAGCAGGAACTCCAAATCAAGATTCGATTAAATATTATCCAACGAATGATGTAAATCAATATAGTGATAGTCATCCTTCAATTTTAGATGGATCTTTTGATACTACAGTGTCTACAATGGATGAGGGATTCACTGAAGGTGAACCTTACCTAGATTATGGACTAATTACTGTATTTGATGATAGATATGGATTTGGTGGTATTAGCGTCTCTGAAGAGGCCGAGGCCGTCACTGCGAAGTCATATGAACCTCCTATAGATCTACTCTTACTGTTCTCCGCAGACGCACTTAAGACTCTCGTTAAGGTCTGGGTCGGAACAGGTCAAGTATTTGAAATTTACGATAAAGGCGAAACCAGACTCATTCGCCAAATTATTGCTTCTGGACAACTCCGATTCGAGGAAAGCACCACTGGTGCTTTGGAATCATTCACTGCGAATCCTCCAGAAGATAAAACAACATTCAGCTTTACTGGATCTGCTACAGAGGCTTCAGTAGCTTCGGAGCTCGTATCAGGTCTATTCGACATTACTGGTGCAGGTGGCACCAAGGTCGAGTTCAATTACGGATATTATGGTGATGATGCTGACCCAGGAACTTCGGGTCAAATCACCATTGTTAACGGCGTACACGACGGAGAAACCCCACAAACAAGTTACATACCAGATTATACTGGTGTAGGTATCGGAAGTGTCTCTGGCATATTAGACGAACGAATTACCAAGTCTTATAACGAGTCTTCTATTGGACTTGGAAAAGACGATTGGAGACTTGTTAGTGAACTTCCAGTTGGATTCGATTGGGGTCAAATTGCACATACTCCAGATCAAAGATCTGAAGACTGGGAGTATATTACCACTCAGGAAGGATTCTTCTTCCCATATGGAAAGATTGTCATCGGAAAAGATGGCGGCCTCGGAGAATCGGGAAATACAAGACTACTTTACACCTACATCATTACTGGTGCTGGAACATCTGGTGGTATTACCTTATCAGGCACTCCTCTCGTACACCCAGATGTTGATTACACTCCACATTATGGTATTGATAGAAATATCGGTATTGGAACCACTGGCATTCAACTGAGTGGTGGTTGTGATGATATTATCGTACGTTATGGATATAACGGAACTGGTGACATCAGATTCACCCCATATGTAACAATTGGTGGAGACTTGGATCTATCCAAGGAAATCAAACCACCATCTTTCGACCAAGATCCAGTTCCCACTTGGGATACAGAATTTGGTGCTGCTGCAACAGAAAGAGTTACATGGGATCCTGCAGAAGGAACCGTACTATTCAATGCAACTGGAACTGCAAACGAGTCGATTATCTCACAGACTCCAGAAGACGTTGCTCTGTTCAGATTCATCGGATCTACCATTGATCCAGATGGAGATCCTAAGTTTACTTCTAGTGAAGTCTCTCAGGGTGGCACGATTTCTCTCAATGGAGATCTAGTCGAAAGAACAACATTCGATTACTTCGGTGTTGGAATTACTACTATCAGTGGAATTGCTTCTACTAGAGAAGTCGGTGTATATGGTTACTATGGTGATGATAGAGATCCTGGTACATCTGGTATCATCACCGTCTCTGGTTCACCGCTAGAAAATCCAGACACTGGTGTAACTTACATTCCACATTATGGTATTGATAAGAATATCGGTGTCGGAACAACTGGTATTCAATTCCCTGTTGGACCATATGGATTTGATATTGTTGGTAATCCACTTGGTGGAAGATACTACTCGCCAATCTATCCTGGTAACGCAGGTAAGGATGGCAATCCTGGTATTGGAACCTTCAGACTTAATGATGATAAGGAACTTACAATCTGTAGGGCACTTATTCCATACTTTGGTTCTGGTGGATTTATTGTTACCAGTTCCGCCTTTGAGGCATTTGGTAATCAAGTCGATGACGATGTTACCACAACTCTTTACCAGATATCTGGAGTTGGTTCTTGTAGAGAGATTCAGAATTATGGATACTATGGTGATGATGCGGATCCTGGAACTGAAGGTATTATTACAATTAGTGGTGATGATACGAGAGAACGTATCGCTTATGACTATGAAAGAGCTGTTGGATCTGGAAGTTTCTTCTATTCTGGTGCTGCATCAGATGTCCAAGTTGGATATAGTTATGAAGGCACTGGATCAATGTTCATGTTCGACGGACTCGTCGAATCCTTCGGTGCAGTACCTGGTCAAAATGTAGTTCTATTCAATGCAACTGGTGATGCAGTCGAGTCTTACACCAGAGCAACATTTATTGGTTCTGGAACGATAACTGCTAGTGGAACTGCGGATTCCAGTGTTTCTTATCGTGAAACTGGTGTTGCTAGAAATATCACTCTTTCTGGAGAATCTGTTGATAAGTGGATTCCAAATTATCCAGCAGCGGGTGATATTCTCATCGGCAAGAAAGACATTACATGTGATAGTGTCGATCGTCTCTGTGATTTTGCGGAAGAAGGTCTCATATCCTTCTCCAGAAATACCGCACAATCTACCAATACTGCACTTATTCAAATTTCCGATGCAGCCGCAACTGCAGAAGAAGATCTATTTGCATTCAACGGTTCTGGATCTATTACTCTTTCTGGAGATACAGTTACTCCTCTGTTCTCCTACGACAAAGAAGGAACTGGATTGTTCCAGTTTGTTGGAATTGCACAAGAGTCTCTTACAAGGGCAACATACGAAGCCTCGGGAACAATTACTGCTCTCAGTGGAGTTGCCGAGAGTGTTACCTGGAATCCAAACGAAGGAACAATTCTATACGATCTCAATGGATCTGCGAAAACTGGCGTCGAATGGGAATATGTACATGTTGGTGTCGGTCAAGTCAATCTTTCTGGAACTGCGGAAACCAAGGTCGAGAGAGAACTTCAGGTCAAGGGTCAATCAGTTCTATTCAGACTATCTGGAGAACTTCTCTACCCAGATGTTCGATTTATTCCACACTATCGTGGTGGTGGAACAATATCTATTCTTGGATCCTCACACAACAAACTTGTCAAAGATTATGAAGGATCAGGAAGTCTCTTCGGACTTGCATCTGGACTCGAAGCCTTCAGTAAGGCACCATACATTGGTGTTGGTACGATTTATCTTGGTAAGTATGATCCTAATGGAGAACTTGCCAATTCACCAGGTGGACTTGCCGGCGGAGGCGGCGCAGGTGGAGGCGGATCCGCTGGAGGCACCGAGAAACGTGCGTTTGAACCAGCAAGAGTCTATGTATGTATAATTTAAGATACTAAATATATCATAGAAAGTAGTAGTTGAAGAGCGCGTCGTACTATGACCAAACAGGTACAACTTAGAAGAGGTACAGCGGCCGAGCACGCTGTTTTTACAGGTGCGATCGGAGAATTAACAATTGATACCACCAATGAGGTTGCGGTTGTACATGATGGGTTGAAACAAGGAGGTTATCCTCTCGTAGGAACCATTGCCCCGCAAGCGATCTTAAATAAGACTGCAATCGGTATTGGTACGACGGCTCTAGAAAGTGGTCTTTTTGTTGATGGTGGCGATGTAAGAATTAGAAAAAATATTTTAGCAGAACCGAAAGAAACGATCCAATATACTGGTATTATTTCTTATTATCCAGGAAATAATAAAATTACTGGAGTACAAACTGCTGGTATTTTCCCTGGATATAGATTTTCATTAGATACTTATACAACTCCTTCTGCAGGAGTTGCTTTCACCGTCGGCGCAGGTGGAACCAATGCAATTATTACCGCAGTTGGTAATTCGGAGTTTACATTAGATTCCGTAATTGATACTGGATTTGTAACACCATTTAAGACTGGTTATTGGCCTGATACGGAAACTGATTTTATTGTTGGTATTGATACCACAGGTATTAATGTATCTGACAGGGTTCATGGTGATTTCATCCCAGTTGATCCCATCCTCGGCGTTTCTACCGTTAGAGTTTTTGCAGTTGGTGTAAATCAGGTCCAAGTTGATAATAGTGGTATTAATACCTTTAATGGTTATATAACTCAAACTTGCGAATCAATAGCGGGAGACTCCTCGGTTATTTCTGATGTATCAGGAACAGATGGATTCCTTCCTGGTGCAACTGTAGTTGATACGATTTACGGTACTACAAACGTTCCCCCAGGAACCACCTTGGTAGCGGTAGATTATGATAATGGTAATATCATTCTCAGTGCTCCACTGAATTTAAGTGTAGTTACTGATTTAAGATTTGAAACACCCACCCAATTTACTTTCGGATATTACAATTCTGCCTCTATTGATGCATATTATGATGAAGTAGGTGTCGGTAGTATTAGAGGATCTAGTTTATATCTAAAAAAAGGTGATGCGATAGTAAATGACGGAAACTTGTCTGTTTCTGGCATTATTACTGCGGGTCTTGGTCTTACAATTACCGAAGGTCCACTGACTCTTCAAAATGGTAATATTACTGCTAATGGTAGTGTTACTGCTATAGGAGATATTGCCAGCAGTTCAAATCTTCTAATTGTGGGTGTATCCACAATGAGTGGAGGCGCAAATGTATTCGGTCTTCTTAGTGGTAATAGTGCAAACTTTACTGGCGATGTAGCCGTAGATAATTTAACTGTTAATAACAATATTGTTGGTACTTCTGCTACATTTACTAATACTGTATCAAATACAGTATACGTATCTTCGAGTTTAGAGACTAATGTTTTAAGATCAAACAGTGGTATATCAACTCAATATGAGATCGGAACTTTAAACTATACTACTGGTCTTGGTACTGATTTAGTACTCACAAATACTTTAGATGTAGGAAATAACGTTGTAGTAAATAACGGCAACGTACAAGTATCTCAAGGTAATCTAACTGTCGATAATGGATATGCGAATATCGGTGGTGATTTAGATGTAGGTGGTCAATCCGAATTTGTTGGTGATATCAATGTATCAGGTGTTGCCACTGTAGGAGGAGGTTTAAGCGTAACTGATGGAGTTTATGTATCAGCTGGTGCTACTTTCCTCGATAGTGTAAGAATTGAAGACCCTGGAACATTTGAAGTCGGAAAAGCTTTTATCGGAACTGTAGGGTCCTATAAAGGAGAAACTCTCTCCATAGAGACAAACATAGACATGTTAGGTGGTAATGGAATTCTTACTGCCAAACATATTAATGTATCAAGACCTGGTAACATATCACTTTCTGGTCAAATTGTAGATTATCTACCATACAATATTACTGGTATCGACACAACTGGATTATATGTTGGCGATGCAGTTTCTGTTGCTTCCACAGTTGTAATCTACACCGTTAAAGAACAACCATTTATTCAATCGATTGGTGCAGGAGAACTAACTTTAACAAAACCAATTGAAAGAACCACTGGAATTGTAACAACAACAGGTTATTTTGATACTGCAGCAACCGCTACTATATCTGGTATCAATACATCTGGATTGATTATTGGATTTGGTGTAACTGGACCTCTAATTCCAGACAGTGCCACAATTCTTTCTATTGGACAAAGTGCAGCTAACTTAACTCTAAATGCACAAAACACAAGAGACGAGTACTACACAAAATCTGCAAATGTTTCTGCAGGTTCTACAGATATTACTGGCATTGTTACTAGTGGAATAGCAATTGGAGACAGAGTTGAGAACCCAACTGCATTCCCGAATCTTCCTAATCCAATTGTTACCGAAATTGGTGTCGCTGCAATTAAAGTTTCTTATGCTGCGGATGGAAATGTCTTCGGTGATGATTTCCAATTCTCTGTATTAAGAAACTTCTACTTCGGTGATACTGGAACTACTAATGGTTATTTTGTCGCAAATAACCCATTATACGGTAAAGTACAAGGAACAGTCTTTGAGGGTACTAATCTTGGAGTAACAACTTCAAGTTCTCAAAGAATGGAGACCTTAGTTGGTATTATTACTGAGGCAATCATTGATCAAGCGGGTATCTCTACTTCCTACACTAACGAAGCAAATATTAATGTTGGTGTTGTAACCACTCTAAATGTAGAGAATGGTACATTTACTGAGGTTGGAATTACAAGTTCTTATGTAGAAAATGCGTATATTAGTGCTGGTATTATTACATCAACTAATATTGAGACCGCTAATATCACAAATGCGAATATTGCATCTGGTATTGCAACTGTAATGAATGCAACTAGTGCATATAACTATGAGACATATACTCAAATTGGTATCACTACAACAGGTCATATTGAAAATGCACATATTGATCAACTGAATGCCAATGTAGCTATTACAACTACCCTAACTGCTGGTATTGGTACTGTAGAGACTCTCAACTTCACGGTTGCTAGTGGTACAGAAATTACTGGAGTCAACACTATAAGAACCGTTGACTTATATGCAGACGTAGGTTTTGTCACTGCAATTCAAGGTGATACTTTCTATGTAAACAGTGGTGTTGTTACAAGTTTCACTTCTGAAAATATTGCTGCAGGTATTGCAAGTATTGCAACTGGTATTATCACAACTGTCGGTGTTGAAAGTGGTAGATTTGATCAACTGTATTTCAATAATGGTATTGGAACACATCTTGGAATTACTACTGGTACATTTGAAAATGTAGCAATCAGTAGCATGTATGCTAATGTTGGTATCTTTACTAACATTCAGATTCAAGGTAGTAGTATTGCGGACTCTGCAAACTTTGATCGTTCAGTTATTGGTATTCTTACAGTAACTCAGGAACAGTTTGGTGTTGATCAAATCAATACTGGTGTTTCTACATTCGGTTCTGCTACTTTCAATGGTGTAGGTCAAACTGACTTCCATATGATCGGTGATGCAAGAATCAGTGGACAAACCAACATCGGTATCGGAACAACTGGAATTGTCCTTGATGGATCTTCTAGAGATATTGTTGGTGTCAATACTCTTGTTGCAAATGCTGGTATTGTTTCTTCGATTACTATCGCTGGAATCAACAGTACTACAGGTCTCTCAAGAAATGTAACTCTGAAGACTTCTAGTTCTGGTATTGCAACTGACTATACTCTAACTTTACCCGCAAGACTTGGTAAAGTTGGACAGGTTCTGTCACTACAAGCGGATAATACTATTGGATTTAATACTGGTGGTCAGGGTCTATATGAAAACAGATATTATGTATCTGCAGTTAACGGTGATGACAGTAATGATGGTAAGACTCTACCAACTAAAACAATTAAGAGAGCTGCACAGTTAGCATCTTTCGATTCATTCGTTATCCCAGGTCAGAGATTCCTGGATGCTGGTGACCTAATGGAAACCAACAAAGACTTCATGGTTGATGAAGTTGTTGGCGCAGTTGAATTTAATTATGAAAATATCGGTGTTGCAACAATCTTCCCAGACTATGACCAAGCTGCTTGGAAGGGATTCGTCGGTGATACTATTGATTCCTTAATTTATAACACCAGATTTGGTGGTAATGATAACGTCAGATCGACTGCAGTTAGCTTCGGTACTACTACTTTCAACACAACTACCGAACCTGCATTATATGCTTTTGAATATCTCAGATATCTGACTCAACTGGTTGTCAATAATCAGACACCTCCAACTTACTATACCACTCAGGCAACTAATCCACAGCAGTTCGATTATACGATCACTCAAGATCCTGAGAACAACAATGCAAACTATTTCCACAGAAATAAGGATGCTAAGAATCTGTTAGTAGGAAACAGACAAGAAATCATTGATAAGTCTCTTGCGTCTGTCGCAATTGGAGTTGCTGATGTTCCTTCATTCTACTTCCCAGGAGATGATGGTCCTGTAACTGATAGATCCAGATATTATACTGCATATCGTCTAATTCAAAAGAATAGACAGGAAATTATCGATTATGCATGGGCAGATACTCTTGCAACTTATCCTGGTGTTTCTGCAACGGAAACCAAGTGTAAGAGAGATTTGGGATTCTTTGTAGATGCTATTTCTACTGATGTCTTTACTGGTGGTAATGAATACGCCAGAAGATTCATGGGACTCTATTTCGATGGAAATGGAAACCCAATTCCTAATGGAGTCCTTGGACAAGAGGACGAATCGGTACATGCATTCACTGAGGCTGCAGTTGGTATGTCTTCTGCGGTTAATAACCTACTTGCAGTAACAGATCTAACCGCACCTGCAGATCCATTAACTGGTTCAAATCAAAATGCATCATCTTGTGCTAATGTAAGATCTACAATTACCACTCTGACTGGTATTGTTACAACTACAATCGGTGCTGGTTCTACTACTGGAATTTCTACTGTACCAAACTACGGTTACTTCGTTGTTGATTATCAGAACAGCGTTGGAGCGAACGTTGGTATTGCAACTACCATGGTATTTGGTGGTAGAAAGTGTGCAAGAGACCTCGGTTATATTATCGATGCTGTCGCACAAGACATCAACTTCGGTAGTAACCAACATATTCTTCGTGCAACCAAGTACTACTTTGATGGTGCAGGAGCTCCTAAGACAGATGGATTGTTGGGTGAAGAAAATATTTCTTCTTACTCATTCAGAAGTCTCGCTGGATATGCCAAGAAGGCAATTACAAACCAGTTAAATTATCAAGATCTTACTATTCAATTTGATGCTGGTATTGGAACTAACAGAGGCGATCTGGTCTGTGCAAATACTCAGTCAGCTATCGATAACCTTGTTGGTATCCTTACAACTGCAATTGAGACTGGTTCACTTGCAGGTATCCCAACCACAACTAATCTCGGTGTAACAGATTGTGCAGATGTAAGATCCACACTCTTCAATTATGTCGGTATTGTTACTACTGCAATCACTGGAATTGGATCTCTCCCTGCAGAAGCCGCACCACAAACCCAGTCACAACCAGTTTGTATCTTCGTTGAGGCTGGTAACTACGTAGAAGACAACCCAATCATCCTCTATGATGATATCGCAGTTGTTGGTGATAACCTCAGAAATACTATCGTCAGACCCCAAAACCAAGGCAAAGACCTCTTCCGTGTAAGAAACGGTATGTACCTGACTGGTTTTGCGATGAAGGACGCGATTGACTCTGCAGGTATTCCTCAGTCTACTTGGAGATTCGCAGTTGCATTTGACGATCCATCAGATACATCAACTTCTAGACTTGGGTATGCAACCAAACTGGATAAACCAATTATCAGTAGATCTCCTTATATTCAGAACTGTTCAATTCTTTCGTTCCTTGGAGGTAATGGTATTCTGGTTGACGGTGCTAAGGTACAGTCACCAAACACTCCAATTATCAAAGAAGAGGTCGAAGTTAACGCAGACAACGTACAACCTGAACAGGGTAAGTCCATGGTTGCTGCGGCATTCACCATGGTTTCCTTCGGTGGTATTGGTTGGCGTGTTATCAATGATGGTTATTCGCAGGTTGTTTCCTGTTTCCAGATCTTCTGTAGATATGGTTCACTTGCACAGTCTGGTGGTTATCTCTCCATCACTAACTCCGCAACTAACTTCGGTTTCTACTCTCTAAGGGCGACAGGATTCTCTAGAAACTCCTTTAAGTTTGATAGAGGTAGAATCGCTGCAACTGGTACTTCGGGCGGTCTACAGACCCTCAAGGCAGTCGGTTACGGACGTTCTGACATCGATAACTACGTCTTAAGATTCTTCAACGATAGTCTTGAAGATAAGACCAATCTATTCAAACCAACCACAACTCAGAAAGACTTTGACTCGGCAGTTGCAGTTAACACGGTTGCAGAAACTCTCTCAATTACTAACCACGGATTCACAAATGGTGATCCCGTCGTTTATAACGGTGATGAAGATGCACAACCACAAAGAGTCATTGGCGGTCTTGTTAATGACAACCAGTATTATGTTGGTTACATTGATGCAAACACCATTCAACTTTATGAAGATGACTCTCTTGCACTTCTAGTTGATCTCCAAGACACTGGTGGCGGTGGTATCCATACCCTGACGAAGGCAGCACAAGACTTCTTCGCAACTCAGGTTCTTGATGCACATAACCAATATCAGAGACTGACTCTTTCTGGAATTGCAACTGAGGCAACATTCCAATCTGGTAGACTTATCCAACAGACAGTTCCTTCTGGTACTGCAATTGGTTATGCTGTAACATATGATAATACTTCCAGAGAACTATTAGTTGGTTTGGAACTATCTGGTGGCATCAGAAGACCATTCAATACTTCTGGTAATACTATTTCTGACCATGCAGCATCACCTCTAACTGGAATTGCTGTTACAGTAACTGCTGGTATTACTACATATTGGACTGTTGAGTTTAAAGTAGATTCTACTACACCAGGAAATCAGGTTCTCAATATTGCTAATCTACCAGAAGAGTATAGACTACACTTCCATAGACCATCTATCGTTAACTCCTCTGCACACACTTGGGAGTACTCTGGTTCTGGTATTGACTATAATGCTCTACCTGAAAACGGTGGACAAAGTGATCCAGCTACCGAACAGGTTTCCGAACTGGGTGGACGAGTTTACTCCTCAGGTACTAATGAATTAGGTGACTTTAAGGTTGGTGATGCAATTACCGCATTCAATAGAACTGGTAACATCATCTTTAACAACACTGTTACGATCGGTACACTGGATTCTATCCGACTATCTCTATCTGGTGGTGCTGTTATTGAAGAGTTCTCAACTGATGTTGGTCTTGGGGACAATGAAACTGGTGGTGCTAAGAACACCAGAATTGCAACTCAGTTAGCTGTTAGATCTTTCATCAACAACAGACTCGGATCTGTTCTTGATAAGACAGTATCTACTAACGCAATTCCTAATGCAGTTGTTCAGTTGAATGCAATCGGTCAGATTAACGCTGATCTAGTTCCACCAAGAACCGTCAATTACTTCAGATCTACATTTGATGGCGGTAGAATTCAGCTCGTCAACCTCATTCCTGCAACCAACCTTTCTCAGGGTGATACAGTTGTTGAACCAACTGACGCATTCGTTCTAATCTCTGATCTACTTTCACAATACCTAATTCTAGATTCCACTAATGATGCTGGAATACCACTTGTAAACTATAACTTTAGTAATGGTGATCAAGTTGTATCCGCAGTTACTGGCGGTGGTGCTATTGGTATTGTTACTAATCCACCTCCTGTAGGAGTACCACATAATGATCCTAACGTAGATCCAGCGATCGGTTATGGTGCAACTGGTCTCGTTAAGGGCGTACCTCTCGCACTTACGAACCTCCAGGGTGGTTCTGGATATTCTAACCCAGGCATTTACACGGGCGTAAGACTCGATCAATCTTCTGGTATTGGTACTGGAACCAGTGCAACTATTACAATCGGACCTTCTGGTAGTGTAACTAACGTTGGTCTGCAAACTGGTGGTTTCCTCTATGGAGTTGGTGATACACTGACCATCAATGATGCAAACGCAATTGGTGGTAGAGTTGGTGGTTCTAACTTTACGATTGATATTGCTGAAGTTGAAACAAGACTATATCTATCTCTAGCAGAAGGCACTGCAGGTATTCAAAAGTTCCCAGGCAGTACTGTTCTTCCTGACTATATCGCTGATGCTGATGCAGTTGGATATAGTACAAATATTGGTGTTGCAGTTACTAACACATTCACTCCAACAGATTATCTTGTATCAGGTAATGTTGACTTCGCAAATGACAGAATCGTCCTTGGCGCGGGTCATGGATTTATTGACGGTGACCCAGTAACTTACAAGACTAATGGTGGTGTTGGTATTAATGATCTACTCGATAGTGAAACGTATTATATCAAGACTGTTGGTGTTACTTCTGTCCAACTCTTTACCACTTACGGACTTGTTACAGTCAAGAGTCTATTAAGTTCTGGTACTGGAACTCACTCTTTGACTAGATCGGGTATCATGACTGCAACCGATCAGGTTGTATTTGTCAACCACCCATTCACTCAGGGTGATGCAGTTAGAATTGCACCAGGAAGTGCAGCACCTATCGGTGTTACAACTGGAAACTTCTACTACATCGGTTCTAGAACAACTAACTCCTTTACACTACACACCACGCGCCAGCAAGCGATTGACTCTGTTGGTGGTCTGATTCTTAACACAATTGACCTCGCCGCCCCAGCAAATGCTAATGCTGGTATTGTTACATTCCAGGAACAGAATGTTGTTTACCGCAAGTCTGTAAATACTTCTTCTCAAGATGTAAGTAATTTCTCCCTCCTGTCTTCCAGTTCACTGGATGCATCAAATATTATTTCGGGTACATTCGATCCTGCAAGACTTGGTAGTGGTGTTGCAAACGCAGACGTTGTTCTTTACGGTGACTCTTCCTTCAAGAAGGTTGTAAGTTCGATTGGTATTGGTACTACACAACCAATTGGTGTAACTTACACATCCGCAGATCTTGCACCTGGTGGTGTAGGAATGAACACCTACTACGGCAATATTGAAATTACTCTAGACAGAGTTACTTCCACCCCAGATGATTATTCTACTGAGGGTATTGCTAAGTACAAACTAAGTACATTTGGAGTAAGTAGTGATGGTGAAATCACCATTCTATCTTCTGTCGCGGGCGGCGATGTTGATGCTGCAACACTTGGTGGTCAGAATGGTTCTTACTACCTAGACATCAACAACAGTACTGGATCACTTTCTATCGCAAGAGGTGGTACAGGTCTAGGCGCGTTACCAGGTAACGGTAGCATCTTGATTGGTAATGGTTCTACTTATACACTAACTGGAGATCCAATACTTTCTGGAACTATTTCCGCAGGATACACAGTTCTGGGTGGTAAAGATATTACCTTCACTAATTCTGCTTCCTTCACGGGCGAAGCAGCAGGTAGAATCCAACTTTACAATAACTCCCTATATCTTCAGTTTGCAACATCCTTGATCGGTAGAACCCAAACAGGTTCTGATGTATTCACACTTGGAAATAATGGAGACCTGACAATCACAGGTATTCTCCAGTCTGTTCGCGCCAACTTCACGCAGGCGCAAGGAACTGCACCATTCACAGTTGCATCCAACACGGTAGTCACTAACTTGAATGCCGATATGGTTGATGGTATCAATGCATCGAGTTTCGTAAGAGCTGATGCAGATGATACTGTTGCAAATAACTTGAGTTTCACTTCGGTTACAACTCCAATCACGACCAATTCCATCCAGTTTAACAATTCTGAACAGGATGGTACTTATTACACCAATTCAACTGGTCGCCTGGTATTTGATGAAAACTTCCATAACGATCCCGCTTATGGTACAAATGCAACAGATCCTCAAGGAACATTCACGGGCGGCAATGGTGGTGGCATCCTGATCAGGAACGAAGATGGATGGGGTGCGGTATTTACCTCACAAAACATCCGTTGGGCAGATGCGAACTTCGGTAACTTGAAGATCAATGGTAACCAGGTATTCCACGCTGGAAACGATGGTTCTGGATCTAATCTTGATGCAGACACTCTTGACGGAATTGATTCCCTATCATTCCTAAGATCCGATACGAATGATTCCTTCTCGGGCGCGCTTACGGGCTCGGGCACGATTCTAACCACGGGTACTTACATGGGTATCACTGGTGATGGTGGTGGTGTCGTAATGACAACCAATGATGGTTACGGTAATGCGAACGTGACGTTCAACCACAGATCTGGAATACCTGATCAAAATGGTAACGCATTCAGAATCGAAACTAACGTAGATGGCACCTCGGGTGCATCGATGTACTTCGAGTTGAGATCTAACGTTACTGCGGGTCAGGCCGTTAATATTAACAACACTGGAATGGTCCTAACGGAAAATGAACTAACCGTTAGTGGTGAAGTTGTTTCAACATCTGATATCAGAACTAAGACTGATATTCAAAATCTTGAGTCTTGCCTAGACAAGGTTCTCAGACTAAGACCTGTTTCTTATAAGAGAATTGATCTTCCAACTGATAAGACCCACGTTGGTCTGATCGCGCAGGAAGTTCAGGAAGTCTATCCAGAAGTTGTCACTAAGAGACAAGATGACGAATACCTCGGTGTTGCATATCAACAACTCGTTCCCGCACTCATCGGAGCGATTCAGGAACTCAAGTCGGAAGTCGATTCTCTCCGCAATGAGGTCCGCGAACTGAAGGGAGAGTAAGAACTCTCCTATAAATTATAAATACCTCTAGGAAACTAGGGGTATTTTTTTATGGCGCAACCATCTAGTAGAGCGGAGTTGAGAGAATACTGCCTCAAACAACTAGGTAAGCCAGTTTTAGAAATAAATGTAGATGACGATCAAATTGACAATTTGATGGATGATGCGATTCAATACTTTCATGAGCGTCACTATGATGGTATTGAACGAGTTTACCTAAAACACAAACTATCAGCCACCGAAAAAGAAACCATAAGACAGACTGGTATCTCTACAACTTCGTCTGCTACGGTTGTTGGTGCGGGATTAACCAGTATTGATTACGTCGAAGGCGTTAATTATCTACCGTTACCCGATTCAATTATCGGTGTAAATTCTGTACTCAAATTAAATTCGAGCACAGTTTCTGATGGATTATTCAACATTAAATATCAATTGTTCTTGAATGATGTTTACTATTATGGAGCTCTTGATTTATTGAATTATTCAATGGTTAAGAGGTATCTTGAGGATTTAGATCATCTATTAAATCCACAAGCAATGATTAGATTCAATAAAACTAATCATAAGTTGTATCTTGATATTGACTGGAGTGAAGTCGGTCAAAATGAATATCTCATCATTGATTGTTATAGGATTGTTGATCCAGCAAATGCATCAAAAGTCTATAACGACTTCTGGTTAAAGAGATACCTTACTGCTCTTATCAAGAAACAGTGGGGTATGAATATGATTAAGTTCCAGGGAGTTACTCTTCCAGGTGGAGTTCAACTCAACGGAAGACAAATTTATGAGGATGGTCTTGCAGAAATAGAAAAACTGGAAGAACAACTCAAGAATGAGTACGAATTGCCACCAATCGATTTAATAGGTTGATATGTCTCCACTAAATTCTTATTTTCTCCAAGGATCTCCTGGTGAGCAGAGACTCATTCAGGATTTGGTGAACGAACAATTAAAAATGTATGGTGAGGACGTACTGTACTTACCAAGAAAGATTATTGGAGAAAATACTGTTATAAGAGAAAACACTGTTGCAAAGTTTGACGACAGTTTCAGAATTGAAGCATACCTAATGAATTATGAGGGATTTGCAGGAGCGAGTGCAGATTTACTTACAAAATTTGGTGTAAGGAATACTGATGAGTTAACTCTTGTTATATCAAAAGAAAGATATGATGATTTCTGTCAACCAATTATTGATTTATTTCCAAAAGAAGAAAGAAAAAATGCAAAAAGACCGCAAGAAGGGGATTTAATTTACTTCCCATTAGAAGAATCTTTATTTGAAATTAAATTTGTTGAAGGGAAGAAACCTTTCTATCAACTCAGAAATTTATATGTTTATGAACTTCTTTGTGAAAGATTTGAGTTTGAAGACGAGATCTTCGATGTTCAACAAGCAGAAGATATCGATGGAAGGTCTGACACGAATGTATCCGAAGCAGTTTCTTCTTATGGAAATGTACATGTGTTGAATCTAGCTGCAACAAATGCAACGGAAGCTGTAGGTTCAATATCAGGTCCAATATCTGTAGATACTGCAAGAAAATCAGTTCAGTTTATTGATTTGATTCATGATGGTTCTGGGTATAAATTGGCACCTAAGGTTATTATTGAAAAACCACATTTGGGTACAGGAACACCCCTTGAACTGACATCAACCGTTGGTTCTGGTGGTTCAATATCTTCATTACAAATTGTTAATTCTGGCAGCCAATACTTTAGTTCTCCTCCAACAATAACAGTACCAAAACCAGAGGTAAGACCCCAGTATAGTCTTGACAAAAAATCAACATATCACTTGAAGTTAGAGGCAGAAACTTTTGACCTTAACATTGAAACGAATCAACTACAAAATACTATAAAGTTTGGATATTTTTATACTGGATCTACTTTAGCTTCCAATCAATATCTTTTCCAATCAAATGATGTAAGAGTTAAGTGGGTATCTGCAAACACTGTTACGGTGGAAGTTAGACAAATTTCAACAAATTCTTTTGTTGAACCTGCACCAATTTCAAATAGAACCGTAACCCTAGGAACGGGATGGAATGATATAGAAGTATTTTTTGATGGAGAAAGCTTTGAATTGTATGTTACTGTTTTATCAACAAATATTAGAACATTACAATTTGCAGAAGGAATTGATGAAGTTTTTGCCAATAATGCAGAAGGTGATATTGGTTTCAGGAGTTTAACATTTGGTGATGATGCTCTCGGACTTCAATATTATGATAATCCAAGAGTTTTGGATGGTAATGGAACAGAGGTGTGGAGTTATGACTTTAACACATTCCAACAAGCAGAAATAGTTGCTACAACAAATAACAATGGCGAAGTAACATCCGTATCCGTATCCAATCCTGGTGCAGGATATACTTCCCCACCAATACTATCAATATCCGATCCTCTTTCTGGAACTAGAGCAACTGCTGTTGCTATTATGACAAGTAGAAGTGCGAATCAGGATCTTTCTATCGATAGAGTTTTGATTATCAATCCAGGATATGGATATACACAAATACCTTCTATTCGATTTGAAGGTGGTGATGGAAGCGGTGCCATAGCTACTTGTACAATTAACAGTGGTGTCCTTTCCCCAGTGGCTATAAGTAGTGGTGGAGTTGGATATTCAACCACGCCACAGGTCTTCATTCAACCAGTATTTGTTGCAGATTCTGTTGGAGTTTCTAGTGAAATTAATAATGCTAAGGGAGAAGTGGTTCTTAATGTTAATAATGAAGTAACTGAAATTAGATATGCTAATGCTGGTGCTGGTTATAGTTTCTCGCCAACCGTAAACTTCACTTCTCCAACATCTGATACATTTGGTGATTATACATATAATGAGATAGTAACTGGACAACGTTCGGGTACAACTGGTTATGTGAGAAAGTGGGATAGCGATGATAGAATCTTACATCTCGCAACCGTATCTGGAACTTTCCAAAGAGGCGAAGCTATCGTAGGTGCTGGAGCAAGTTATAAATTATCTACAGTAGAATCCAATGAATTCTTGGATGAATTTGCAGATAATGAAGATATTGAATCAGAAGCAGACGCCATTATTGATTTTAGTCAACAGAATCCATTTGGAGAATTCTAATGTTTGGAAATTATTTTTATCACGAAATTATAAGAAAGACAATTATTGCTTTCGGAACTCTTTTCAATAATATTGAAATTAAACATAAGGACAAGGCTGGTGGCACTGCCAGCGTTATGAGAGTTCCTATTGCATATGGACCTATGCAAAAGTTTCTGGCAAGAATAGAACAGTCTCCAACCATTAGAAAAGAAGTTGCAATAACTTTACCAAGAATGTCTTTCGAGATGGTGGGCGTAAGTTATGATCCCACCAGAAAGTCTTCTACAATGCAAACTTTTAGAGCATTGAATGAAGATAGAAAGTCAGTAACAAAGGCATTCATGCCTGTTCCTTATAATGTAAATATCAGATTGTCAGTAATGACAAAACTGAATGAAGATGCTCTTCAAATTGTAGAACAGATTCTACCATATTTTCAACCACATTTTAATTTGACCATTGACCTGGTGGAACAAATTGGAGAGAAGAGAGATATTCCAATGGTTTTGAATAGCATCACAATGGATGATGACTATGAGGGAGATTTTACTACTCGTAGAGTCCTTACTTACACTCTAGATTTTACTGCAAAGACATATCTCTTTGGTCCAGTTGATACTGCTGGTGATATTATTAAGAAAGTTCAAGTTGATTATCATACTGGTACAAATATCAAAACACCTTCTAGAGAAGTTAGATATACAGTTACACCTAAAGCACTCAAAGATTATGATGGAGATAAGACAACCAAATTGTTTGAAGATATTACGGAAAATACAACTGAATTCCAAGTTGAATATGGAACCGAATTGGTTGCAAAATCATACATTCAAATTGGTTCGGAAGTCATGTTTATCAGAGAAATTTCTGGTGATACAATAAGAGTAAACAGATCGGAAAATGGAACTGTAGCAACAATTCATGAGATAGCAGATCCCATAAATGTCCTGACACCTATAGATGATGAACAGATAGATCTTGATGATGACTTTGGATTCAATGAATCTACGGAGTTATTCACAGACGGCAAAATCTATAGCACCACAAAACAAAAGGATGTTGAACCATGAAATACGATGAGATAGATGATGCATTGGATATTACACCCACCGAAGTAAAGTCGGAAAAAATTGTAAAAAAAGAAAAAGAATCTACTGAAATTGTTACCACAACTCAAGAACAATTAAAGAAGGATTATGAATACACTCGTGGAAATTTGTACTCTCTTATTGAGAAAGGTCAAGAAGCAGTAGATGGTATATTAGAACTTGCACAAGAATCAGATTCTCCTAGAGCTTTTGAGGTTGCTGGTCAGTTAATTAAACATGTTGGTGATGTTGCTGACAAATTAGCCGATCTACATAAGAAAGTAAAAGACATCGAAAAAGAGGATGGAAAGTCTTCCAAGTCAACAAACGTTACGAACAATGCAGTATTCTTTGGCAGTACAGCGGATCTGCAAAAATTTCTTAAGAATAACGACAATTCTAAATAGATAATAGGATATATTCTGCAACCATGACTAAAGCAAAGAAGTGTCCCCCTGGGAAATACTGGTGTTTTACAGATAAAAAGTGTAAGAAAATTCCTACTGGATATCATGTCATGGGAGGAGGTCGTCTTATGAAAGACGAAGATCATGAAGATGGTGAAAACGGTAAGAAGAATGGTAAGAAAAATGGAAATGGAAATGGTGACTCCAACGGTGGAGATGGTGGCGGGGTAGCAGAGTCTTCATGTGGTTCTACTAAAAAGAGGAAAAAGAAATTGGCAGAAGTAAGCACCAAAGGTTACGAATATTCTAATTGGAGAGACGAATTCAAAGCGACTGAAGTCGAGTCGGTAGATATCGTAACTCCCGAACCATTACAACCAACTGAAGGTATTGGAAGTAAGATGATTGGTGAAGATTGTTGGGACGGATATGAAAAGAAAGGTATGAAGACTATGTTTGGAAAGAGGTATCCAAACTGTGTCAAAAAGAAAAAGACCAGAAGTGAAGGCGTTCTCGATGCTGCTTTAGAAACCGATAAGAAGATGGGTGAGTTGCATAAGAAAGTTGATAAAGATGTTAAACGAATGAAGGCAGGTAAAAAATTCAAAGAAGAAACTGAAGTTCTAGAAAAAGCAATGAGTTGCTGGAAAACTCATAAAAAAGTTGGTATGAAAATGAAAGGAGGTAAACTTGTCAATGATTGTCGCCCCAAAAACGAAGAATTCAGTGACTGGAGAACAGAACTCGAAGAGGGGAACAAAAGTGGTGATTCTTCTCTGCGTGACTGGTTTGGCAAGAGTCGTTCTTCTGATGGCACCCCTGGTTGGGTTCAACTGGGCGGCAAATATGCAGGAAAACCCTGCGCCAAACAACCAGGACAAACAACCAAACCAAAGTGCGGTTCTTCAAAAATGAAGAGAGACCTCAATAAAGATGAGGAAGAAAGAGCATTCCGTCGCAAGAATCGTCAAGACCCAAACCCAGATAGAAAGGGTAAGGCAAAGAATGTAGCAACAGAGTCTGCAGTACCAGGTAAACCAGCAGAAAAATTAGGTGCAGTAACTGCGATTCCTAAGGATGAACGAGATGCAGCAAAGGCACGTTTACTTGCAAAGGCTGCGGCAAAACGTGCAAAGAAAGTAAGTGAGTCATCGGGAGAAGAAGATCATGAGTTTGAAATGGCTCGTCGTCAACTCTCTACAATGAAGAGTGCGGCAAAAAAACTTGAGAAGAAAATGGGTAAAAAAGGTGAAGGTAATCTCAAAGCTTGGGTGCAATCAAAAATAACTAAAGCTGCTGATTACGCCGATACCGCTGCAGATTATGTGACTAAGGAAGCTGCTGGTGAAAAGGATGCTTGTTACCATAAGGTCAAGTCTCGTTACTCTGTATGGCCTTCCGCATATGCATCTGGTGCTTTAGTTAAGTGTCGTAAAAAAGGTGCAAAGAACTGGGGTAATAAAACTAAGAAAGAAAGTTATTCTTTCGAGATAAACAAATCGGATCATAAAAAACAAACCAAACTAGGAAAGATTAGAAATCTTTCAAAAAAAGGTTCTACTGAAGGCGAACGTGCAGCAGCGAAGAGAAAATTAGGTCCATCTCTTCCAAGTGAGTCGGTTATTATGCCTGGTAGTATTCTTCCAGAAGACTATCAGAGAATACAGTCATATGGTAATGTTTATACTATAATTGTATTGTGGAGAGGAACCTCTCGTCGTGTTCAATTATTCTTCCAAGGAACGGCAAGACCTTCCCGTGAAGAAGTTAAAAACGAGGTAGAAAAAATCTACCCAGGCGGAATGGTTTCTTACTATTTTCCAAGTGCTGCCGATCCAGGTCAGCCAATTATCGTTTCTACAAGGAGTTAATTATGCAAGACAACATCGAACTTTCAAGTCTGAACAAAGCACTTGAGTACGAACGTCAATCTAGAGAGATTGATAAAATGACTCTTGAAGAGGCAAGAGAGTTCGCAAAGTCTTACCTAAAACTCTATTTTAAACAACAAGAAGTAATCGGTTCTATAGCAAACATGTGATTTTATGAGTGAAGTATATCTTGGTAATCCTAATCTAAAAAAAGCGAATACACCGATTGAATTTACAGAGGAACAAGTTATTGAGTTCCTCAAATGTAAAGACGATCCTGTTTATTTTGCAAACAACTATATTAAGATTGTTTCTCTTGATGAGGGTTTGACGCAATTCCACCCTTATCATTTCCAAGAAAAACTTATCAATAATTTCCATGCGAATAGATTTAATATTTGCAAAATGCCAAGACAAACTGGCAAGTCCACTACTGTGGTATCTTACCTTTTACATTACGCTGTTTTTAACGATAGTGTTAATATTGGCATCCTAGCAAACAAAGCGGCAACTGCAAGAGAACTTCTCGGAAGATTACAAACTGCATACGAGAACTTACCAAAATGGATGCAACAGGGTATTATAGCCTGGAACAAAGGATCAATGGAGTTGGAGAATGGCAGTAAGATATTGGCAGCTTCTACGTCTGCGAGTGCTGTCCGAGGTATGTCATTTAACATCCTCTTTCTTCTGGTAAAAACACCAAAGTAATTATTGTATCTACCCCACATGGTATGAATCACTTCTACCGTATGTGGCATGATGCGGAAAAGGCTAAGAACGATTATATTCCAACTGATGTTCACTGGTCCGAAGTCCCAGGTAGGGATTTAAAGTGGAAAGAACAAACAATTAAAAACACATCAGAACAACAGTTTAAGATTGAGTTTGAGTGTGAGTTCTTAGGATCTATCGATACTTTGATTTCTGCAGCGAAATTAAAAGCACTTGTTTATGATGATCCAATCAAGAGAAATGCTGGATTGGATATCTACGAAGAACCAAAAGAAGATCATACTTATGTTGTCACTGTTGACGTTGCGAGAGGAGTAGATAAAGATTACTCTGCGTTCTGTGTATGTGACACCACTACATTTCCATATAGATTAGTAGCTAAGTATAGAAACAATCAGATCAAACCAATTCTTTTTCCTAATATTATCCGAGACGTATCGAAGGCATATAACCAAGCATTCATACTAGTAGAAGTAAATGATATCGGAGATCAAGTTGCATCTATTTTGCACATGGATCTTGAGTACGATAATATATTGATGTGTTCCATGAGAGGTCGTGCTGGTCAGGTAGTAGGTCAAGGATTCTCAGGAAAGAAGACACAATTGGGTGTCAAAATGTCCAAGACAGTAAAGAAGATTGGATCTCTAAACCTGAAAGCCTTAATAGAAGATGATAAGTTATTTGTACAAGATTTAGATGTAATTAGTGAACTAACTACTTTTATACAAAAGGCTGGATCATTTGAGGCTGAAGAAGGCTGTAATGATGACCTTGCAATGTGTCTTGTTATATTTGCGTGGTTAGTTCAACAGGATTACTTCAAAGAGATGACGGATAATGATGTCCGTAAAAAAATATATGAAGATCAAAGAGATCAAATTGAAGCTGACATGGCTCCATTTGGATTCATCAGTGATGGATTAAATGATGAGGGAAGTTTTGTTGATCCAGAGGGTCAAGTTTGGCATACAGATGAATATGGAGATATGTCATATATGTGGGAATATAATTGATGTCTTTTGAAGAATCTTTTGAATTAGAACACTTATTTCTTACTGAAAGAAAGTGTAAGAAGTGTAGACAAACAAAAAATTTACTAACTGATTTTTATTTAACGAGAAAAGATAGAGGTACACTTCCCTCTGCATATTCATATGAATGTAAAGAATGCACGGTAAGAAGAATAAAAGAATCACGGATTAAAAACAAAACAGTTTTCTGGGAATATCCAGACTGGTAGTACGTTCACGTCCTGTTTCCCCATTCTAGCAATTCAAATTTCTAAATAGTTTCAGTCATATGAATCTTCTTTAGAGGGGAAAGACATGTCGCTAAACTTAGTATCACCAGGCGTAAAAGTTAGAGAAGTTGATCTTACTGTAGGCAGAATTGATGCAGTAAACGATCAAGTGGGAGTAATTGCAGGTCCCTTTGCCAGAGGTCCAATCGGAGAACCTGTACTGGTAGAAACGGAACAAGACCTCCTTAATACGTTTGGAAAGCCACAGGAAGCTGATGGCCAGTATGAGTATTGGATGTCTGCATCCTCTTACTTGTCGTATGGTGGAACACTAAGAGTTATCAGAACTGATGATGACTCTCTAGTCAATGCACATGCGGGTGTTGCTGGAACCGTTCTTCCCCTAAAAATCAAGTCTACTGAAGACTATGTAAATAATTACGAAAATGCCAGCAATTGGATCTGGGCTGCGAAACAAGCAGGATCATGGGCAAATAACTTAAAAGTTTGCACCATTGACGCTGCTGCAGACCAAAGAGTTTCTATCGGTACTTTTGGTATTGAAGTTGGATACGCAATGACTTGCGGAGTTTCAACTCAATATGCAGCCACTGACGGAACTGTTAAGAATTTTACTGGTTATACAAAGGCAATCGTCACTGGAGTAAACGTAGATAGCATCGACGTTAAGATGCTTGGAGTCTACGATTCTGCAACTGACACTTTGGCTGAAGCAGAATACGATGAAGGTGGTCTTGCACAAATCTTTGCTCAGAAACAAGACGAATCTAGCACATATTGGCAGATCTTTAACAATGTAGGATCCGCAACTTCTCTAGAGAAGTTTAGAATTAGAAACGGTGCAACAATTTCACTTGGTTCTACCGTCATTGCAAGTTCTACCAACCAACTCGATGAAGTCCAACCTGGTGACCTGATCCAAACTCTAAACAGTCAGTATAAGGCAAGAGTTGTTGGAGTCAATACCTCAGAAATTGTCGTTGATACTGCATCTCCTGTTGCATTTGCTGCAACCTCTATGGTTGTTACTTATGTAAGAGATGATGACGGTGAGGGCGTCAATACTTTAGATAAGGGTGAAGGACTTCTTCCAAACCCAGATAGAAATCCAGTAGTTGATTGGTACGAGCAACAAACTCTCGGATTGACCAATTCCACAGTTTTCTGGAAGAACATCGCACCAAAACCAGGAACTTCACTTTGGGCTTCTGAAAGAAGTTCTAAGAATGACGAGTTCCACGTTGTAATTGTAGATGACAATGGATCAATTTCTGGAGTATCTGGAAACATTCTTGAGAAGTTCACGAGTCTTTCTAAAGGAAGTGATGCAAGAGTAAGTCCAAGTCAAAACATTTACTATAAGAACTACATTGCTAACAATTCCGAATATGTATTCGGCGGAACTTCTGATTCTTTAGTATCTCCATCATTTATGGATTTGGCGGGTACTACACAGAAGACTGGTACTGCAATTCAGTGGAACCAAGAAGTAAGTGGAATTACCTTCGGACTTTCTGGTAATAGAAACTACACCTTGGCTAATGGAGCAAACTACGGTGATACTAGTGGTTACAATAATACACTAGCAAATGTAATTTCTGCATACAATATCGTAGAAAATCCTGCAGAGTATACCATTAACTTCCTACTTCAAGGACCTAGTGGTGGCGCTACACTGTTTGAATCACAAGCGAAAGCAAATAGACTTATCGCACTTGCAGAAGCAAGAAAAGACTGCGTTGCAGTAATTTCCCCACATAAGTCTGGAGTTGTTAATATAACAAATTCCGACACACAAACACAGAACATCCTACAGTTCTATGGTGCAGTAACATCTTCTTCATATGCAGTATTCGATTCTGGATACAAGTATATGTTCGATAGATTTAATAATAAGTTCAGATACATTCCTCTGAATGGTGACATTGCTGGATTGATGGCAAGAACTTCCATCAATAACTATCCATGGTTCTCTCCTGCAGGTGCTCAGAGAGGAACAATTAATGATGCAATTAAACTTGCATATAATCCTTCACAGGCACAAAGAGATCTTCTCTATCCTAAGAGAATTAACCCAGTAATCTTCTCACCTGGTTCTGGAATTATCCTCTTCGGTGATAAGACTGGTCTCTCTTATGCATCCGCATTTGATAGAATCAATGTTCGTCGTCTCTTCCTCACAGTGGAGGCAACAATCCAACAAGCAGCAAGAGCACAACTGTTTGAGTTTAATGATGCGATCACCAGATCAAACTTTATCAATATCGTAGAACCATATCTCCGCGATATTAAAGCGAAGAGAGGAATTACAGACTTCCTCTTAGTTTGCGACGAATCAAATAACACCCCAGATGTTATCGACGCAAATCAATTTAGGGCTGACATCTTTATCAAACCAGCAAGATCGATTAACTTCATCGGTCTAACCTTCGTTGCTAACAGAACTGGAGTTAGCTTTGAAGAAGTTGTTGGAACTGTTTAATTTTTAGAGTCAATAACAATTCCCTATTACGAGGTTAAACAAGAACAATGGCACTACAATTTCCTAACACTCCAAATTTCCAAGATAGAACATTAGAAGACTTCAAAGCAAAACTGATTGGCGGCGGTGCTCGCCCCAATCTGTTTGAAGTTGAGATGGGTTTCCCATCTTTTGCAACCGACAACTCTGGTAATGATCTTCCAGTTGGTGATGTCAATGAACTCTCAAGGTTCATGATTAAGGCTGCTCAACTTCCAGCATCTACAATTTCACCTATTGAAATTCCTTTCAGAGGTAGAAATCTCAAGGTTGCTGGTGACAGAACATTCGCACCTTGGACCATCACCGTCATTAATGATAACGACTTCACTCTTAGAACTTCATTCGAGAAGTGGATGAACGCTATCAACAAGCATGATGATAACTCTGGTTTGATCAACCCAGCACAATATCAGAAAGACGCAATTGTCAGACAGTTCGGTAGAGCTTCTTTGGCAAATGCTAAGAGCAATGTCAGTAACCCAACTCAAACTGTTGGACAGCAAATGCCTGTTCTCAAGGCATATAGATTCTTCGGAATCTTCCCAACATCCATCAGTGAGATTGAAGTTTCTTACGATGCTACAGATCAGATTGAAGAGTTTACTGTAGAACTCCAGGTTCAGTGGTGGGATGCACTTGATTCTCAAGGCACTTCTCAACTTTCTACCGCAGAAACAGATACCCAACTCTCCTAAATAATAGAACGAAGAGTTCTATTTGAGAGTTAATGCCTAAATTATTTGGTTTTAAATTCAAGGAGCAAGACGACGGATCTAAAAAGTCCGTCGTTTCTCCTGTGCCGGAGAATCAGGAAGATTCTTCGGATTATTATGTCTCTAGCGGTTTTTATGGGCAGTATGTAGATATTGAAGGCGTATATAAATCCGAGTTTGATTTAATTAAAAGATATCGAGAAATGGCATTGCATCCTGAGGTGGATGGTGCTATTGAAGATGTAATAAACGAAGCAATTGTTTCAGACCAGAACGATTCTCCTGTGGAGATTGATCTCCAAAACGTTCCTGCTTCTGAGAGACTTAAACAACTTATTAGAGAAGAATTCAAAGCAATTAAAGATCTTCTCCGTTTCGATGATAGATGTCATGAGATTCTTAGAAACTGGTATGTTGATGGAAGAGTATATTATCATAAAGTAATTGATATTAAAAAACCAGAAGAGGGTATTAAAGAACTAAGATATATTGATCCTCTTAAAATTCGTTATATTAGAAAGATTAAAAAAGATAAGAATAATCCCCTTGGACCTCAAGTTGTAACTCAAAGAGGTCAAGAACCAACTCCTTCCCCAGAAATCGAAGAGTTTTATGAGTACGATCCAAATGGTCGTATGGCAAATAAAAGTGGTGCATTCAAGACTGGTGCTGGTGCAGTAACCAGAATGTCAAAAGATGCTATCTGTTATGTACATTCAGGTCTGGTAGATAGAAATAAGAATACAGTTCTATCATACCTTCACAAAGCAATTAAAGCACTCAATCAATTGAGAATGATTGAGGATTCTCTAGTCATCTACAGACTATCAAGAGCACCAGAACGTAGAATTTTCTACATTGATGTTGGTAATCTACCAAAGATCAAAGCAGAACAATATCTGCGTGAAGTCATGAACCGTTATCGCAATAAGTTGGTTTATGATGCAAACACTGGCGAAGTTCGTGATGATCGCAAGATGATGAGTATGTTGGAAGATTTCTGGCTTCCTCGTCGTGAAGGTGGTAGAGGAACAGAAATTACCACGTTACCTGGTGGACAAAACCTTGGCGAACTTGCAGATATTGAATACTTCCAAAAGAAACTATACAGAGCATTAGGTGTTCCCGAGTCTAGACTTGCATCTAGTAGCGGTTTCAATCTTGGTCGTTCTTCTGAAATTCTAAGAGACGAAATTAAGTTTACAAAGTTCGTCGGAAGAATGAGAAAGAGATTCTCGGGTGTCTTCCATGATATGTTGAAGACTCAACTTATACTTAAGAACATTGTCTCTATTGAGGATTGGGATGAAATTTCTGAACATATTCAATATGATTATGTTTACGATAATCACTTCTCTGAATTAAAAGAGAATGAACTACTTAACGAAAGAATTCAAACTATTACAGCTTTGGAACCTTACGTTGGTAGATATTTCTCTGCAGATTATATCAGAAGAAATGTTCTCAAACAAAAGGATGAAGAAATAGTTGAGATCGATAAGCAAATCAAAAAAGAAATTAAAGATGGTGTCATTCCAGATCCTAATGCAATGGTAGATCCTGCAACTGGAATGCCAATGGATCCTAACCAAGCAGCTTTAGGTGCAACTCCACAGACACCCGAACCCGATGTCAAAAAAGTAGAAATGCCCGAGGGTGGTGAGATATAAATATTTGAGTTACTTATTATTTTAATAAAATGGATGATGTAATTGACATGATTGCTAACAATGCGTCTGCAGCAGATGTTAGCGACAAACTAAAAGATATGTTGATGCAAAAAGCATCTCAACAAATTGATGTTGCAAGACCACAAGTTGCGGCACAAATGTTTGCGAATCAGGAAGCAGAAGAAGAACCTGAAGAGGAAACTCCTGAAACTCCTGAAGCTTCTGCAGAAATAGAGACCGAAGAAGAACCAACCCCAGAAGAGGAAACTGACTGATGCCTGGATATATCCGTCACGATTCAAATAACAACCCTGCGGGAACACAACCGACAAAAATTATTGTCAATGAACTTGGCGGAACAACTGGTTGGTCAACCGTAGTCTCTGAAAATTTTAATGGAGACTATATTGCATATACTTATAATAGTAATGCTGGTGTAGGAACGAGGACTCCTGCGTCATATCAACGTCACGACGAAAATAATCAACCAGTAGGTGTTGGTACATATCAAAGACATGATTCTAGTAATAACCCCATAACTAGTCCATAGTCATAAATAAAATATAAGACTCTACCAATAGTGAAATGAAACTAATCAGGGAAGAAATAGAGAGTGTAGACGTTATCGTCGAATCTAGGGGTGGAAAAAAATCCCTTTATATCGAAGGT